TATCCGCTCCATCGCTAAATATGACGACGAACTGTTTTTCCATTGCGCACCAAACGCAGCCTTCCGCAGCCGTGCAACCTCTACCTCCTGCTCCTGCAACTCAGCATCCAGCCGCTTGTACTCGGCCGACTCCTCACCGAGCATCACGTCCCTGACGCGCACGCCGTTGCTCGCCAGCCAGTCCTGTATCTGCGCGCCCGTCACGCTGCGTTGCGTCGCCAGCCAGTCCAGTACGCCGGACCATTGCAGTTCGTCTTTCTTGACACCGAGCTTGCTGGCATTGCTCTGCAGCCACAGCGCCGCTTCCTTGCCTGTGCGCACCTTGGCCGGCAAGCCACCGACCGCTTCGGACAGTTGCGAGCGATACCATTCCTTGCGGGCCTCAGACTTACGGGCTTCGGCGCTGGCACGGCGCTGCGAGAATAGCGGCATACCGGCAGCGGCCGACTCACGGAGCTTGTCGGTAATCTCGAAGCCTTGCTGAGTACCAATCTCTATGGCAGCCTTGCTGGTTGTGAGCGATTCGACGTTTAGTTCTGCACGTTCCTTCGTCGGATGCGACACAAGTTCCTTGCCGTCCTGCTGCACGATCCAGCGACCGGCCGTGTCAGGATCAGGTGCGACACTGTACTGCCGCACCTTATGCACCTCAATGTCCTTCACCCGCACGTCCTTGTCGAACTTTTTAAGTATGTCGTTTGCAATGTTCGGCAGCATCCGATCATAGAAGCCGGCCATGCCGGTATCGGATATGGTAATGTCATCGCCGGTAATCTCGCCCGACTGGTTCGGATCGGCGATGATCTGCTTCGCCATCTGTTTGCCGATCGCATCGGACAGTGCCGTCTCGCTGACGCGGGTGTCTGTACGCTGCCTGCCGTTCTGGCTGGCGACAATATGAATGCCGTCAGGTGTTTTCTCCCATGCGATCGTATCGACCTGTTTGCGCAGGCTGTGACGCCACCGCTCGACCTGTTGGGCACCGCTCGTCCAGACCACTTTGTCAAAGCCGTACTCGACAGCATGAGCGATCATGCGCTTGAGCACCAGACCAGCCCATTGCGGCGTCTTCTCGATGAATGGTGCGGCGTCGGGTAGGTCGCGACTGAGCGCGTCATACTCGCGTTGCAGTTCGCGCCGGTTTGTCTCTAGCTTGGCAATCTTGTCGGCCGCAACCTTGGCGTCGGACGATACGTCGTTAGATAGTGCACGTGATCCCATCGACCTGACGTTATTCCAGTCAGAACTTGTCCATGCGTCTTCAGCTTCCGGCAAGACTTGCTTCAGCGCGAATATCGCGTGAACGCCTTCGTCACCTAGCTCATCAATCTGCTTGATCAGTACCGCAGCCCGCTCTGCCGCCTCCAGCCCCTCACGCCGCTGCTGACCCCAATCACCCTGCACTTCCTGCAAGACCATGACGCGCTTGCCGTCGCTGTCGGTATGCTCGTCCCATCGGGCATGGCCGACGACGTTTGCTTCCTGCCAGTGTGTCGTGTAGTAATAGTCTTTGACAGGCGTGCGTTCGGTACGCAATTCGTCGGGCCTATATTCCCATCGACCGCCGATGCGTTCAGCCTCTCGCTTGGCAGATTCTTCCGATACCGTACCGAGCGTCGCGTTGCCGTCCGCATCAAACACGGTGTATGAATCGCGCTTCAGCGTCTCAGTTACCGGCATACCAAACGCACCGACCGGCAGCGTCAGTTGTACCTCACGATACGACCCCGGCACCGCACGTCTAGTATCTAAGTTGTAGTCTTTGCTTTCCCATTTAACGCTATGGAAGTCACCACCGGAGCTACCGGAAACCAGACCTTCCTCCATGACGAGCTGACGGATCACACCTTCTACATCAGCGTCGTCAGCACGGCGCGGCAGCGGTATGTCGCGCCCGTCAAAATACACCCGACGCTCACCATACGACGTACTGTCATAGAACGTACCATCCACACCATCGACCGTGATAGCGCGCGTCTGCGGAGATTCATAATCGTCGTAATACCACGTGCGTTCCTGCTCCGTCAGTTCTTCCAACAGCTCGTCGTCGTCAATCTCGGCACGGGCGCGACGACGGGCTTCCTCTTCCAGTGCTTCAATGTCACCGGACAGCACGGCAAACGCGCGATCGACCGCTTCGGCCTGCACCGCTTCGTCGGTCATGTCGTTGCTGTCGTCTGTGTATTCCTGCCACGTATCGCCGGCTACCTGTGCCGCCGCAATACTACGAGCGGCTTGTTCAACCAGCGTTTCATCGACCGGGAACATGTCACCCATCTGACGCTGCACGTCGGCCGCAATGTCAGGCAGATTGACCTCTATCCGTGTGCGGGCTTCGTGCTCTATGTCGTCGTAAATGTCTTCCCACGACTGCTCGACGCGATCATCAACAACCTCATCGAACCGATTATTCGCACGCTCGGCCAGCCAGTCCTCGTCAGGATCGTCCATCTCCCACTCACCGACGTTCAGTTCAATGTCACTGTCTTCCGCATCGACCTCTTGCGTGCTGTCAGTTACCGGGCTGCGCTCACCTCGCAGTATGGTTTCGATCTTTACGCCAAACTCAGACAGATACGCCTGCACCTGCTCGCGTGTGACCTGCGCCTCGCCCTGCGCGTCGAGCCACTCTTCAATACCGGACCACTTGATTTCATCCGGCTTGACACCCTTGGCCGCCAGCGACTTGAGCCACGACTTCCAGCCCGATGCCGGCGCTTTCTTCATCTGTGCAGTATCAGCCTGACGGGCGAGCGGGGAGTACCACCATGTAGCGGGACGACTCTCAGAGAGACGTGCAACCGGTTCTGCAAGTGCGGCTTGTGCCGCAGCGAGCTTGTCTGTATTTGAGAACGATTCCGGTATTGGCCGCAACGTGCCGTCCTGCGTCACTGCGTATCGGTTGTAGCCGCTAGCGCCATAAACGACACCCGTGCCGCCGTTGTCTTTGTATAGATCGTAGGTGCGCTCGTCAGGATACTCGGAGCGCATACTTTCGGCTTCTCTCCACAGCGACCGGAACGTGTTGTATCCGTAATCGCCGTCCATCGTGAGTTTGCCGTTCTCGATCTCTTGCAACGCCGCAAGCATAGGACGAGTCTCGCTCATGCGTGCCGGCTCTGCACGAGGTACCAACTCATCACGACGGTACATCTTGTCATTGTCGAGCCAGCGCGGATCAAGTTCAGGCATCTCACGCAGCAGAGCGCGCTTCCATTCCAGACCGGTCATCTTGCCAGCAGGCAACGCGCGGTTTGCCATCAGCTTGCGACGCAGCACCTGCTCGTCGCTAAACTTCGGTGCCGGCATATTCGGTACATCCGGTCGTGCCCGCTCGCCCTCATATGCGACAGGTACGCTGTGCACACCAAGCAGCACGACCGCGCCACCCTTGCCGAACTCACGTGTCATATAGCCGTTGAAGCCTTCGTCAATGACACCCGACTCGAAGGCGCTCATCAGTTGATCAGGTGATTGGTACGGGTCGCCTTCCGCAAGGCGCTTGTATAGATGCTTTGGATCAACGTCCATGTCATAGACGTTGTTGAGCGTAACGCTATGTGCGTGGTGTCCGACATCCGACTCGGGCGAGATGCCCTTGCCGGTGTTGGCATAGAAGTACAACCGTTTCTTTATGCGTGAGTCTTTGGCCTCGGCAATACGGAACCGTTCTTGGGCCTTCATGCCCGTGCCGAAGAACCCGCTACTTAGGGTGTCTCGCTGCTGTCGGGAGTAGTGGACTCCGACGACTGTTTCGCCGCTTCCTTCGCCGTAGCTAGGGCGCTGTTCGCTCTTGCGCGCAACGCCTGTTCGATCTGATCGATCGCCGGCTGCATCGGATCGGCCTCGGAGCTTGCGGGCTTCATCACGCCACTGATTAACGTCCCGCGCTTGAGCGCGCAGTCTGGCGGAAGACCCCTGATCACTTTGCATACCATAATCGTTCTCTCCTATCATTGCGCCGAAGCCTTCGTCGAAATAGACGGTAGCGACGCCTGCCTTGTCCAGAATGGACACGACTTGTTGCTCCAACTGATTCATGCGTTCGACAGGCAGACCGATATACATCTCGTTGTCCAGTGTCGAATGCCCTGATATTGCATCGCTGTCCAGCGCCCTGATCTGTGTGTAAATCTTATGCACCAGCGCACGGTCAGACGAATCAATATTGAAATGGATTATGCCGGTCTTTTCACCACCTGTAAAGGGCTTTAATCCGAGCGCATATACCGCTTCCTGATCAAGCACATAGCCGACAGCGCGGGCAGCAACGGCAGGATCGCCACGTGTTACAACCAGCGCGAACGACGGATTCGTATCTTCCATCCAGCCACCAAGCTGCGGTCGGATAGTTCCGGTAACTCCAAGGTCTTTCAGCAGACCCGGTATCACGCGAGACTTTATATCCTCGCTGACAGCACGTTGCTGCTTGTCGCTGAGTTTGTTCCACGCGGCAGCTTCATTCGGTTTCGGTGCGACCTCAAAGAACAGGCGCTGGTCACGTTTGACACGCGCAGGCGACAGCGCAGCAAGCTCACGGGCCCGAGCGTCTGACAATTCGTCATCTGTCTCTAGCACAGCGGGCTCACCCTCACCGGCCTGCGATCGACTGTGCGTCCGCGACGTATTGATCCGATGCTCCGTGGTGTGCTCACCTTGATCCGGCTCGACAGTACGTTCGCCACGGATGAACGCAGCATACGCGCTGCTGATTGCATCACGGGTCGCTTCGATCTGCTCGGGCGAGATGGTCGCGTAGTCGCCTTGTTTCTGCGCACGGACGACAGCGAGAAACTTGCCGAGCGTCTCGCGTATCGCCATTACCATCCGTTCGATGATGCCGCGAGCTTTATCGCCCTCCTGCTTCTCGATCTTTGCAAACACGTCAAGCCAGAACTTTTCATCCGACCAGTGCTGACCGCCAAGGTCGGACACCATCTCGTCCAGCAGGAACGCTTCGACGGTGTTCTCGCTGGTGTGGAACAACTCTTTCTGCTCGGGCGTGAGCGCGGACGACCAGTCAGGCATGGCGCGTGCGGCTTCGAGCTTTGCGGCATTCTCAGCGTTGCCGCCCCAATAGTCAGAGGCGAATGCGTCCAGCGCCTTGCGCTTGTCCGGCATCGTGGCAACCAGCGCATCACGCACCGCAGCCCACGCCTTTGCGTGCCGATCGCGCAGAACGTGCGTGACCTCATGGCCCATGACCTGCATCGGATTGATCTGTGCGGCCGTGTTGATATGAACCGTGTTCTCCGATCGATTCGGTACGGCACCATCGCTGCTGCCCGGTGCGAACTCGAATACCACCTTCGTACCGGTGATCCGGCCCATCTGCACAAGCACCTTGCGCATGTTGCGTGTGACCTTCTCACCCTTGATGTCCGGTCCGGTTTCGCTACGTAGCTGACTCTGCGGTCCGAAGATCGGTCGCGGCTGGCTAGAACGCTCTGCATCGGCCGCCATGCGGTTAAGCTCTATCTGCTCTGCGGTGAGCGGCGCGGCCGGCACAGCGGGGCGCGCAACAGGTGCGGCGGGCATTGCCGTAGCAGGTGATTCTTCGTCAGCGAGACGTTGCTGCTCGGTTACGGCCGGCTGCGTCGAGAATACCCCACGGGCCGGGCCTGCTGCGCTGATAACAGGCACCACCTCGAAGCGACCAGCAACCTCGCGGTGCGGACGCATCTCCTGCGACGGGTCTTTGCTGACGATTTCCTGTGCAGCACGTTGCGTGTAGGCCGGCACGTTCGTCACGGCGGTACCAGTGATAGGTTGCACGCTGCTGGCGGCTACCGTGGCTTCATTGGTGATACGCGCCGCTTCACCCTGACCGGGCTGCACACCAGCGTCAGGCGTGACGATACCGGACGGAACGGCGGGATCGAGCGCACGCATCGTCTGTACGACGCGCTGGCGCATGTCGGCATCGAGACGCATCAACGCCTTGGTCTGTTCCCCGGCCGGAAGGATCGCAAGCTGTTCAGCCAGTGCGATCAGTGCGGGACCAGCAGGGCGATCTGGTGTGACGATCTGTTGCGCGACAGGTACGCCGTCAGTCGGTAGTGCGATGGTGGGCTGTGCGGCAGTCGGCTGCTCGGGCATGCCGACCATCGGTATCGCGCTGTCTGCAGGCACACGTGCAGCTTCGGCAGCGGCAGACCATTCGCTCTTAAACGCATCTATTGCCGGTGCGAGCGTATCGATCGGTGCAGCAAGCGCGGCATCGGCGGCAGCGATAGCGTCTGGTAGCGTTGGTGCTTTAGCGATGTCGTCGACGGTGGGTGCGGGACGTGCGAGCGATCCGAGCAGATTGCCACCGCCGCCCATTGCTGCGCCGACGAGCATGCCTTGCGCCGCAGCCTTATCAACACCTTCCATCAGCGGTTTGCCGAGCGCTGCGTTCTGCCACACCTGTTCTTGCGCAGACTGCGGCAATTCTTCAAAGACACCTTCGCTCAATCCACCTTCAAGGATGCGACGGACGATACCTTTCTTGACAGTCGCAACGGCCGCGTCCTCGCTTGCATCAGCGGCGATGCCTTTGACCAGCATCGTATCAACGTCATCAACGCCGAGCCGTTTTGCCAGACGACCGCCGATCGCACCGAGCGCACCTGTACCGATACCGGATGCAATGGACATAGCGGACTGCGCAGCGGTCAGATCGCCGGTTGTCTGGCGAGTGCTCTCAGCCATTGAGCCTGCCGTGATCGAACCTTCGCCGATCGCAGCCGCAATCCACGGAGCGACCTTCGGCGCAGCAGCAACAACACCACGACCGACGACGCCGCCTGCGCCCATCGAGCCGAGCGATTCGATTGCACCGTGAGCGATGACGCTAGGGTTTGCAAGTAAAGCGCCGATCGTCGGGAAGAAACCGTCAGCTTGATCGACTCGACGATTTGCAGCTTGTTGTGCCGGCGAGAGTTCTTCGTCGAGGATGCGCTTGGCTTCTTTGAATCTAACGCCTGCGCTTTCAACCAGATTGCCGACAGCGCCGCCAGTTGGAATGTCAGCAAGACCGACCGCTGCTTCCGGCACTGAGATTGCAGACTTGAGTGCGGATATACCGATGTCTTTTACGGTTCCGCCGAAGGTGCGTTCTGCAGGTTTGTCGGGTGCAAACAGTTCGTCGGTAGTGTAGATACGATCAGACGAACCGAACAGTTCGTCGGTAGTGTAAATCTTGTCAGCCATTTGGCCTCTCCCGATAGGAGGTTAAGGGGGTGTTACAGCAACTTCAGACGTTGCGCACGTACTTTTTCAGACGGTGTTAGTTCCTCGTTGCGCGCTATCTTACCTTGCAAATACGCACGTTGCGGGTCGTTCGATCCGTAATATTTTGCAGCAGTATCGATCAGCCCACCCTCTTTGATTTTGACATCAGGAAACGGGCGGCTCGTAGCTGGTTCTTCTGACTTACTTGCGGCCGGCTTGCCGCCAGAATTAGCAGCGGCAGGCGCACCCTTCGCTGCTCGCCACTTGTTGTCGCCGAGGTATTCCATGTCACCCTTCGGTGAGGGTACGACTTGACCAACTGTATATTTCTCACCCGGCGCACCGGCACTACCCTTACTACCAGTCGCCGCTGTCATCTGAGTCAGCACGTTGTCACGGGCAGCCTTTGCCTTTACGATCGTACCGGCGTCTGTCATCGGATCGGCGATCGTCTTGTTCAGCTTTTCCAGAGTAGCCGACAGGTTCAGGTGTTTCGCGAATTCCGACGTATCGTTGCCCACATCCACACGGAACTGCTTGAGCTTCAGCGCATCTTTTTCCATCTGCTGCTTGGCGGCGGCGATCAGATCGGGATCATCCTTGAGCGCAACCAGCCGTTCGTACTCGCTCTTGTTTGTGACATAGGAGTCCGACACGGTGGCAAAGTCCTTCGCTTCCTGCGCCTTCAGGCCGAGTTGTGAGGCCTGCTGACGAATCGTTGCGTCATGGAACCGTTTCGTCTCTTCGTGCGTCGCCTTCCACTTCTCATCAGCAGACTTCTGCGCAGCGGCCTGTGTGGTACGCAATTCGTGCTTGTCGTCAGATCGATCAGCAGCAGCATATTCCCGCTCGCTGTGGTCAATCATGCCAGCCTTGCTGAGTGCATCACCGCGCTCGCGGCGGTACTCTGCTTCAGGTTTTGCCTGTTCTGTCGTACCGAGCGACGAACCGTCTTCGGTCGGACCGGAAATATCCACAGTCTTTGTCCGCGACACGCTGGCGAGCACAGCAGCCACGCGCGCCTGCTTGTCCTGTTCGATCTTGGACTTCAGCGCCTCAAGATTCGTAGCGTCCTCAAGGTTGCGCTCGCGCTTGATCGAGTCGCCGATCAGACCCGCACCTGCGCCGGCCGCTGCTGCTACACCTGCTCCAATGTCCCAAGGCATGTTATGCTCCTTGCATGTGTTGTTGCATCTTCGCGGCGATCGCGGGGTCTTTCATCGCCTCCGAGGTCTTGCTGAGAATCTGGTCGAGATGGTCGGGCGATGCGCCGGCCGCTCTCATCATTGCCTCCGACATCGCCCGCGTTGCTGTTTCCAGATCAGCGGCCGTACCTTCGATCCGACCGGTCTGCTTCAGGTAGTCCAGTATCTCGGTCATCAGGATAGCAGCAGACGGCCCAACCAGCGCCTTTGGTAGCGTGCCGCGACTCTCGTGTGCGAGGACACCAAGCAACTCGACGGCACCGCTGCCTGCAGCTTCTGCTGGATTCTGAGATGCCTGCATGCGCTTCTCGACTTCCGTGTTTGTCTTCTCGTCGTAGAGCACCTTCTTTCCAGCCATGATGATCCGACTGAGCGCGTCCTGTTGTTCGGCCGGCACCTTCTGCTCGAAGGCCGCACGGGTCTTGGCAATAACGTCGCCACCGTCAGCAGCGGGTGCAGGGGCGGCAGAGCCGTCGTCAATAAGTCCCATGATTAAGCCCTCGTTTGAATAAAACCAGCTGGTCGAACGCCCGCTGCTGTAACCGGCGTCTTGTTGTAGATCGGTGCGTTGCGATTGACTGAGAAGCCACCCACAGTCGGTATCGCACTGGCATTTGCCGCGTTTTGTTGCTCGATACCGGCCAATATGTTATTTCGATTGGCCTGCGAGTCATATGCTGACGTTTGCGACCGCATCAACGCTTCTTTCTCAGGCGACGTATACATGCCTTGAAGGCCAGTCAGCGCAACCTGCGAGAGTTCTTTGTTCTCTTTGCCGAACTGCAGAATCTTGTCGAACAAGTTCTCCCCTGTATCGATGCCACCGGCAGCCGCTTTAACGGCTGCTGCTGTTTTTTCAGGTGACGCGACGCGACTCATCAACGATGGTTCGCCAGATGCAGTTGCTGCAGTGTCAAGCGCCGGATTGGTCGCAGCAGGCACACCTGTCGCCGCGTCAGCGGACAGTGGCGGCGCACCGGCAGCAGTGCCATCAACAGCAAGCATGGTCGGTTCGTTGATCAAGCCACTGTCGGCTTTCAATGCGTTGTACTGCGATATGCTGTCGGCGTTTGCCAGATTGGTTTGTCCCAAACTGTCAATACCGCCACCGGTTGCCATTGCCTCTGAAACAGTGTTCGCGCCTGTCACACCGGCAGTGCTGACGTTATTGACAATAGCGTCCTGCACCGGAGCGGCTGCTTGCGTCGCGCCAGACCCCATGATTGAGGTATTCGTATCGACAGCCCACGTCTGCATGTCTTTACCGAATTGCCCGGCCGACGATAGATTCATAAACGTGCCGCCAAGACCTGCTATTGCACCAAGTGTCGAGAACGCTTTGTTGCCGGTGATCGAACCGACGACGCTGCTAACCAGACTGATCGTGCTCAACGTCGAAGCCAGTGTAGCAAAGCCAAGCGAAGCGCCGCCCGTAGCAACCGCCAGTGCCGCGCCGATCAAGCCTGCGCCACCTGAGTTGCGTTCACCCCATGCTGGACCACCGTACCCGTAGAACCTGACCGGATCACCAAAGTACAACGGGTGAGACTCGCGTAACGCGGTGTACATGCGTGTTCGCTGCAATGCAATCTGCTTATTCATAATTCGACCTTTCGATCCGGTAGATGTTGTCCAACTGATCCTCGCCACACTTCTTGAAACCCATGCGCTCAACGAAGCGGCACGACTTTATGTTGCTCCGTGCGACCCGCGTTGTAAGCACGCCGCGCTCGCGCAGGAGCGGAATGAACCCCTCCCTGATTGCACGCCGCGTGATCCAGCCGCGACGCACGCCGACGACATGAACCTCGTTGCCGACGATTGCCATTGCACCATCATCACCCCACGTCCTGAACTCAACATCGCGCATAGCTGCCACGTACTCATCCTGTGTGCAGAAGATCGTCTGCTTTGCGTCGTTCCAGAATATGTCGAGCGGACTCATCACACGACAGCCGGCGCACCACTGAAGTTGAGCAACTCGCCGAGATTCATGTTGCCGATCGCACCGGCAATCTCGAAGCCTTGCTTCATCAGGTAGAACTGATTATCGACTGCAGCCTGCTTTGCTGCCAGTGTCATGTCTTTGTTGGCTTGAATGTCAGAGATGTTCTTGACCGTCTGCTTATACATCTCGCTTGCTGTCGCCGAGTTCTGCATGGTCGTCTTGTAGTCAGCTTCGATCGTGGCAAGCTGCGTCTTCATTGCCGCGTCCATGTTCGACTTCATCGCATCGACAGTTGCAGACAAGTTGCGACCGGACATATCGTTGATGCCGGCCGTGTTGGTCTTGAGCGCCTCGTTCTGGTACGCGAGGTTTTGCTTGGCGTTCGTGTCATAGACCGACGCATCGGCCTGTGCGATTGGCAGCGCAGCCGCGTATGCCGCTTGGTCACTGGCCGTCACCGCGAGAGACGAATTGAACAGGCCGCGCGAGTTCATCTGCTGGTTCGCGCTGGTGCGTGCCATCTGCATTGTCGGCGAGTTCTCGTCGATCAAGCCTTTCATCTGACCGGCGACAGTTTCCTTCGTCGGATCGACGGTGCGCTGTGCCGAGTTGTACGTGGCAGCCTGACCGACAGGCGGGGTGACGGCAGGAAACGTCGTGCCGTCCGTATTGGCGACCGTGCCGGGCACGGCGGTAACGGGGGTAACGAGCGGTGTGTCAATCAAACCGTTTTGGATTGCCATTGTGTCAGTCTCCTATTCACCTACGGATTGTATACGCTGTAAGTCCTTCAGCACCAACTCACGCTCACCCTCGTCGTCCTCGATGCACCGCTGGCAGTGATCCATCTTCCAGCCCTGCCAGATGAACAGCACATTGATGACCAGCGCCAGCGGCCACGCCAGAACTCGAATCAACAGCCCGTGATCCCCGCGCTGGCACTTGCCCACCCGCGAGGAAAATGTCTCGTCGGGATCGCCGCCGATGATCGTGTTGATCAACTGATCGACGGATAGGAACAGGTTGTGGAAGTAGTCGTACATCAGATCGGAACCGCCCAAAACTTCACCAGCTTGTCGCCAGCGACTACCGCAATCTCCCTCGGCTCAAGGCACACATAAGCCTTGTAGCTACTATCAGAATGAAACTGCACGACCAGACATTGACTCGCTGTGACCACTTGATCCGCGTCGAATACAGCCTCTTCATGCACGACTCGCAGCGCCATCTTGTCGGCAGGAAGGATGCACATATAGCTGCTTCCCGCCGACAGCGCCGAGCAGGCAATGTGCTGTCCGTCCATTTCGGGAAACGGCCACACAACTCCCGGGGTGACGAGGTTTGGCTTCCCTGTCTCGACATTGTTGAAGTCGCAGCAGCCGACCAGCCCGACATGGCGGCGAGAGTAATTGTCGAGTCCCATCCACGGGCGGTCTAGCCTGCGGTGGATGGTTTCACCCGCAGCCTCATAGACCGCAACGTACAGGCTCAGGTTCAGCCCACCGATGTACTGCTTCTGCGACGAAATCATGGAACGAACGGAACGAACTCGGCGACGGGCGGCGCGGCTTTCGCAGGAATGGTAAGCATTGCTGTGTCTGCGACGACCTCAACCCCAACCATAGGAAGAATTCCAGACAAACTCGTATCGACTCCGGGATCAGCCACCGCCGCCTTGATCTCGAATAGTCCGATAGGACAGGAGCGTAGGATCAGCTTTTCAAGGTCTGCACCAGATGGTGTCGGCAGCGGAAGATTGATCGCTACGTCAGTACGACAACGCAGCATGTTCCCCTCGGCATCGACCTGTGATGCCAGCGAATCCTCCGGAACGGCATCAGAGTAGTAGCGCACCACGATAAGTTGTTCGTCGGGGTGAGCTTCAAGAATTCGGTATTTGATCTGCATTTGCTTCTCCTGTTAAACAGCCGATCCCGTGCGAGTACCGTTCGATACCCACGTCACATAGCTGTTGCCGTTAATGTAGTTGCCTTGTGCGCCTGCTGAGCCTGCCGCGCCTGCGGAGCCACCGCTTGCTGTACCTCCCCCTGACCCACCAGCACTGCCTAGATTTCCACCCGCGCCGCTGCCACCGCTGCTCGCCCCACCAGTCGTTGATCCGCCAGCGTTCCCGGTTGCTCCATTCGGGCCGCTTGCCTCCGAACCATCACCGCCGGCTCCACCAGCACCGCCAGATGTTCCCGCGCCACCACCGCCACCATCGCCACCACTAGCCCCGAATCCACTACCACCGGTCGCACCACCACCACCACCGCCACCACCAGACCCTCCAGAACCACCTGTTCCTCCGGCAAGCGTTCCGCCGCTGTTGGCAACAGAAATTGCGAACTGCGCCCTGAGCGCAATACCGCCAGTCGTCCCCGCACTACCCGCAGAACCCGTGCTACCGACGCTCCCCGAACCACCACTTTTACCACCAGCCGCGCCACCAGCGCCGCCAGCGCCGCCTGCTCCATTTGCGCCAGCCGTCCCCGCCTGCCCCTGCACCACCCCACCACTCGTATTGACCAGCGAGAGCGTGTCGCCCACAGACCAGCCCGTGCCAGTATCGAGCGCAGGATTCCCGCCGCTGGCGCTGACCGTGTAAGCCCCGGTGATCGTCAGGATGATGTCTGACTTGCCGGCGACGTAAGTGCCGCCCTTGTTGGCCCAAATGCTGTAATTGCTGGTGTTGCCGCTGATTGACAGATTAATGACAACCCGGCCTGACCCCATCATTGCAAGGAGCGTTCGCAGCATGGTGTTATACCGCCGCCATACAACGCCACTTACTCGTAACCGAGTTCCAGAGGAACCCGACCGAAAGCATTGCCGTGGTAACAGTGGTTGTCGGGAGTGCCACCGTTGATGCCTCGAAGCTCGCGCCCCATGTGATCGCTCTCGCCGCTGTTCCCGTAATCTGGATAATCAACACATCGCCGTCAGTCGGCGTACCAGACAGATTCGTGGTCATCGACGTGATCGCCTCGGTCTGCGCGGTGATCTTGTAGATGTCGACGTTGTCGGTATTGATTGTAGGTGTGGCGCTCGATGTCGTGCTACCCACACGCGGCGTAACGCGCTTGTTGGTCAGTGTGTTTGTGCTACTGATCGAAGGTACGACAACACCCTCGACCGCGAGCACGCCAGCAGACGCGCGAGTCAGCGTCGTATCGCTGGCGTGACCAAGGTCGATAGTAAGTGCGGCAAATGCTTGCGACACAGACCCGGCCAGAGCGGCATAAATCGTATCGAAATACGTCTTCAGAAACGCTTTCAGATTTGTCAGCGACAGTTTCTTCGTAACGCCAGCATCAACCACCGGCATCAGGTCAGCATCGTTCGGTGTTGCCGCTGTTGCAGCCGACAGTACCGCCAGATTCGTGTAGTCCGTACCGACTGCAGCAACGGTCGGAACACCGGTCGTACTGATCTTTAGCAGGCCATCGCCGCCGACAGACGCCATCGCAGAACCAGATGCATTGATGTACGTCACCTTGTATGCATTGCCTGTCAGTGTCGGCAGCTTGTCGAATCCAGCAGCGATTGCTGCAAATTCGGCGCGCACATTCGGCGAGACGATCGAACTAGCCTGCGCAGGCGTTCCGCTGGCGTTGAAAAAATCGTTTGACATTATCGTATCCCTCGTCTCGGGGTGTAATGGATGAGCAGGCTGTTGATCGTGAATTGGCCGGTGTAATCATTATTGCTTGAGAACGTCATTGCGATATTTTCTGCCGTGCCCATGAGTTCAATCTCGCTCGGGCTTAACGTGCGGCCATCCCACACAAGCCCGCTGTCCCACAGAAGACCGCTATCCCAACTGCTGACCGTAAAGTCTGATGCGTAGCTCGCGGTAGCTTGCGGTGCTATGTCCGCAGACCCATAGCCAAGCGAGTAGCTGACCGAGATTGGCGCGTAGGTCGAGCCTGAAATTTCAGCCGACGCCTTGCGGAACCGCTTCAACATGCGCGGACCACGGATCGCGTCATAATTGAGCGTGATGTACGAATTGATCGCCACTCCATCGAAGCTGGTACCTACATCAAGCTGATGCACATAGCCGTCGTTCGATCCGAAGTACGTGACCTCATTGCCGCTGCTGTCTTCACCTTCCCACACGCAGAACACGGGATCGGGGAAATAAATAGGAAGCGAACCGATAAACTTGTCGTTTATGATTGTGGCATACAGCCCGTAACCGTTGGAGAAGAACAGTCTGTACTGGCTGCGCTCACGATTGGCGCAGCACGCCTGCCCGAACTGACGGTTACTGACAATGAACGGGCGAATGTTTGCAGAAAGCGACGCCTGATCGAAGTTGCCGTATGCCAACGTTGCGTTGAGCCCCATAATGCCGCGATCGTCCAGCGAATAGATACCGGCCATATTAGCGGCCGTGTAGTCCAGTGCGCCGACGCCATTGTTATACGTGACAAGGTTGAAGTCGGCGGTCGATGAGCCGTACAAGATGAGCGTGTTGTTGCGGGTCTGCACAAGCAGCGCACCGCCGCTCTGTGAGCCGGGCAGCAGGATCAGATTGGTGATCCGTTCGCTGGCTGATATTTCGGCCGCACCGAGAATCGCCGTCCATCCGAAGGGATCGCCGATCGCGCTGTTCTGCAGACTGGCAACAAATGCAAGGAATAGATGATTCTTGAACACAGCAATATGCTTCGGCGCGTCGGTCGGCATGCCGGTTGTGATCGGTGCCAGAATGTCACCGTCGAACTCGAAGGCTTTGTTGATCCCGTCGCATCCAAAGATACGAGTCTGACCGGCAGCGCCGCCAAAGTTGCCCGATACAAACTCGAAGTGTCCATCCGGTGCGAGACTGATATCAGTCTCGATGCCTGACAATGTGACTGTCGCGCCACCAGACAGCGTTGCAGCGCCTGCCGCAAAGTTTCCACTACCACCACTAGGCGTCGTGATGACAAACGCGCCAACGGCTGATCCCGTCCATGCGCCAGACTGTTTGCAGACCCGTTTGACAGTAGCCGTTACAGCACCTTGTGTCAGCGTAGCACCGTCAGCCGGTGTGGCCGTGCCGCCAGCCGTGAAACTGACGGTCTTGTAGAACGCCACAGCAACCCATCCAGCGGCACTCGACTTCCAGATATCGACGGCTGTTCCGCCCACATTGTTGCGGAAGGCATATACGGTACCGTTGTACTGTACGATGCCACGTACCGGGCCAGAGCCTGTCGGTCGCGAGATTGCAGCGCGATAACTGTTGGCAGCCAGCGCACTGTATGCAGCCGCGAGCGACGCTGTACCGCTCTGGCCGATCGTGCTATTGCAGACGGCAACCACAGACACACCGACCCGCAAGTTCTCGCCGTTGGTGAACGGCCCGGTAACAGCAGTCAGCACAAGCTGGCCGGTAGGTGTTGCCAACAGCACACCGGTCGTTCCAGAGGTCTGACCGGTAATCGTGTCACCGAGCGTCACAGAGGTCACCATCGTAACGCCAAGGATCGTATAGACCGCAGTGGATGGCGAGGTGTGGCCGTCGAAGCGTTCGTAGCCGGCAATGCGGGTGTAGCCACCTGTAACGTTGCACTCGTAGTTCAGCGCATCGCGGGCGACACCGGGCTTCAAGGACAGCGTTGGCGTGACAAGATCAAGACCACCCTTGAGGGCGATCATCTCGTACATCACGCGAGGCATGTCCATCGGCTTCATGCCAGCGGTCCCCCCATCTGGATCATCGGCAACTGATTGACTTCGAGCTTGTCGAGGACAATACCGTATTCGTTCATGCCACGGTTGTACGCTTCGCCAGCAGCCTCATAACCGCCGTAGAACATGAGCGCCCGCCACACGATACCCATGTGGAACGTCGCGGGCATGTCAGGCTCTGCGCTATCACCGGATAACTCGGCAGGTTTCTTGTAGTAGTCGTTCGTCACAGTATGGTCACCGTTCGGTACAGGTCCGAAGGACAACGTGTTGTCTGGATTTATCGTGAAGACCAGCGGGCGGGACTGCGCGTACCGGAGCGCACCGTACAGGTAGGAATTGCGAAAGTCGTCATACTCGACGAAGTTCATAAATATCTCAGTAATGTCACCACTCGCCGTGACGTAGTTACGACACGTATCGAGGGTCCATGTTGCAACGTCATTTGCCACTGCCGTGTAAGTACCGGATTGGCCGGCGACAGTGACGATGGTTGCCGACTTGCGCATCCACCGCCACGTCGTATGGGCTGACTGGATGTCGAGCCACGCCTGCTGAATCCAGTTGACAACCCGCCCCAACTCGCCCGTTTGATTGACGGTCGTTGTCATAGGCTGTGCCGTGATACCCGCTTCAGCAATAAGCCTATTGCATAATTGGAGCAGAGTCATAGTCTTAGCCCTCGGCCATCAATCGATTGAGCCACTCGATGCCACGCGGAGTGTCTTCCAGAACGGAGAACGGAAACTGCGAAGAGGTCGTGCGGATCACTTCGTTCTGCGGGTTGAGCGACTCTTCGGCCGACTCGTGCTTGGTTTGCACGCTCATCGGTTTCGAGCGAGCCAACACCTCGACGTACTTGCGGCGCATGATCCATGGACGACCGACAGGAACCCACTCGGCCTTGCCATTGACATAGAGGTCGATCATCTTGCGCGGATTCTTTTCGTTCAGCGGCTCGACGCGAATCTTGACCAGTTCTTCCATGAACATCATTTCGGCAAAGTCGTTCTTGGTCAGCGACGATACGACCGGCTCGATCGCAATCGATTCGCGATCGATCGGCATGTCAAGCGGCGGAAGAATGAAATTGCCGGCAGTTTGCTGGCCGACTTCCATGTCGGCGGTATGAGCAAGTTCTTGCATGTGATACTCCTTGTGTGGTTGGTACAGGACAACCCCCTGTTGCCAAGGGGCTGTGGTGTTAGGCCACTTGCGGACGGTCAGGCAGGGTCATGCAATCCACCAGAACCTTCGTGATGCCGGTCTGTGAGGCTTGATTGCTGACACCCATCGTCCATGCCGAACCGGTCGAGATGACCTTCGTCAACTGATAGCCAATCGGGCAAAGCGTGTCGGGAATGCCGGGGAACTGCGGAGCGTTGGCAAACACACCAGCGTCCGAGTAATCCACGATCTGACCCTGCACGACCTTGAGTGCTGCGCTGGTGTCGAGACACCAGACGAATACGCCGGCCTTGTTGACAGCGATCGGCAGGAATGCGGCACCGGTCACTGCGTCAGTCGTCGGCGTCGCGCCGTTGCTGGCACCCGTGAAGGTGTACATCTTGCCCTTGATGCTGTAGTACATGACGAGCGCATTGGTGGTCGTGGTGGTCGTGGTAGTACCGACAGCCAGACCCGCCTTGGTGAGCATCGCAGTCAGCGGAGTTTGCTGAAGAGTATCCATGGTGCTTGTTCCTTTCGTTGTGTAGAGTTAGCCGAGCGAAATGCTCGGATCGAATGCGCCTACCGGACTGACATAAATCGTCGTTGCGGTATCAAGCGCCGTCGAGTTGCCTGTGAATGCTGAAGCATAGGTAATCATCAGATAACCGATGATGGCCTTACCCTCTGGTGTTTGCGGAAACTTGACCGCAGCCGCCGTAGCGCCCTCAGTGCCGAAGCCAACGGTCTTGGTGCCCGCCGAATCGACATAGAAAACAGCAACGTTGAACTTGCCTGCGCCGATCGAAAGACCGGTAAGTGCGGGCATGTCCGTCGAGGCAGCGATCGTGACATGCTTGCCATTGGCGACGGCTTGAAAATCGGTAGCACCGACTTTGGCAAGCACACCGCCACCGGCCTTGATGACAAGGCCGGCAGTAGCAAGCGCCTGACTCGACATCCGATCGGCCAGCGCGTTGAGCAAGGGGCGAAGAGCCTCCCGGTCACCGCTGGCCGCAACGGCGGCGAGTTGTTGTGCAACTGTGTTTTGCATAATGATCTCCTTGAACGGAGCCGCTGAACTAGCCGGCCCCTATGGCTTACAGGTTGGTCACGCCAACGTTGGCGACAGCCAGCCAGCCGTAGTTCTCGACCATCGCTGCCTTCCACCAGATCGTGCCGGCGTAGCCACGCTGACCGAAGGGATCGCTCTTCGACTTCTGGCCGGGCGGCAGGAAGGTCGGATCGAGGGACTCCTTGCCGCGCACCGCGACTTGCGACCATGCATCTTCGGCCGCCACGATCAGCGGATACACGTCGATGCTAGAGCCGGTCGTCGAGTACAGGCCGAGCGTGCCGATTGCCGCACCAGCGTCCTGATAGGACGGCAGGTCAGGCGAGGTGACAAAGCGGAAGCGTTCGCACTTGCCGACTTCGTTTGCCATCGGCGTGCCGCTGGCATACTTCTCGACAGGGGTGAAGCCGGGCAGATCGCGAATGTCCGGTTCCAGATCGGTATGGCAATACACGATGAAACCGGAGGCCACAGCGTCGGTGCCGTACTGGTTGGAAGCCGACAGCACGCGCGTCACGCTCTTGCCGTGGTTCGCCTGCAGGGACTTGACGATCTTGCGGATCAGCGGCAGCGTGAGCTTGCCGTTGACGGTCGCGCGGCTGGTGCCGGTACCGCCGTACCACTGATTGGTGCTGGCCTTGACGATGCCATAAACGATCATCTCGTTCACCAGTGCAACACGCTCGCCGATCTGCTCCTGCATGGCCTGTGGGATGTCATCCTCGTACAGGTCGTAGGTCTTGTCGCTGAAGCCATACAGGCAGGAATACTGCTGCATGACGACAGAGATGTCCATCGGAGTGATGGACTCGGGCAGCACGGTCATGCCTTCCTGAGTCAGGTGCGCATTGACCAGCGTGTTTGCACGGTCGCCGGTTGCGTTCTGGAAGAACTGGTTCGGGTTGGTCGTAGTCGCACCGTAGGGCACCCAACGACGGGCGACATACGTATCCGAGTTGTTCTTCGGGAACTTGACCTGACGGCCACCTTTGGCGAGGACTTCCACCGGTACAGCGTGCTTCAGAATCTGACCCTTGAACTTATTGATTCGGCCGGGGGTCAAGCCGAAAGTTTGCATCTGGCCCATGAGAGGCTCCTATAAAAGAATGACGTTATGACGACTTGAATCCAGAATTGAAATCATCGTCGTCACTAGCAGCAGCGTTAGGCGCTTGCCCTCCGCTACCCGTTACTTCAACTGCGGCGTCGAGAACTTCCCTTCGCCCTTGCGCCTTCGTCTGTGCTGCCCTGAACTTGGTCAGCGCGTCCGTAAGGACCGTGGCGCTATACGTTGATCGGACACGTGTCTGGTATTCCTTCGGCTGTTTGACAAGCCATTGCCTGAATGGTGTATCGGGAATTACCCCTTTGTCATCAGGCAGACCGATGGTTTCCTTCCACTTCTCGTCGAATTCGTTCAACGTCTCTTCAGTGATCGCACGACGGACTCGGCGCTCGATGGCCTCCTCGTCAATGACAGGCGCTGAAGGTTGGGCGGCATCTTGCGGTGCCGGGGTGATGGTGCTGGTGTTGATCGTATCGACCAGTTTCTGCAAGGTCTTAAACTGCAGCTTCGCCATCTCGGGGAACTCAGCCGCCAGATCGGCGACGACCTCCTCGGACAACTCGATCTTTCCACCAGCAGGAGCAGAGGACTTGAGCTGGTCAATCACACGCTCGATGCCGCCGATCTTGCCGAAGGCTGTACCGAACTGCTTCTCCAACGAGGCCTCGATCCCTTCGATCCGTGCCACGCCATCGAGCAACTTACGATACTCATCCTCGGGTACCTGCATCATCTTCGGTTCGTCAGCCGGTGCGGCAACTGCAATTACATCGTCGCCAAACCCGCCATTGAACTCAGCAGCTTCCTGCTCTGCTGTCGGTGCATCAACCACTACGTCATCATCTTCCATGTCATGCTCCTAGTTATCAACGACCGGCGTTTCCGTGGGTCGTCATCCTTGCCGTGGACCTCTCGGTCGGCGGCACCTACATTCCCTGAACCGTAATTGCTTCCGGCTCGGGTGAATCCATATCCAATATCGCGCGGCACTCAGCGATGCGACCGCGCAGCACAGCAGTCTCCTTCTCGCTCAGTGCGGTATTGTCGTTGTCCATGCGAAGCTGCGCGAGACGTGTCGTGTAGTGAGCACGCAGCGCCTGCCACAAGGGGTTCAGTGCTTGGGCGTCGTTGAGTTTCATACCAGCCTCTTCAGCTTGTAGAGCGTCTTCTGATACAGCGCCACAACATCATCCAGTAGCGCGAGCAGCGACGGGTCTTCCTGACAGGTATCGTCACGAGTGGCCTGCAGCCAGTCGATGTCGTCCTGCATTTGCACATCAATGTCATACTTGCCGCTCGGCAGCGTCACGTCGAAGTCACCGACCAGATCGAACATGCCTTGGTACGCTTCGACCAGCGCATCAACCGCACCGGGCAGTGCCTCGTAGAACGCACCGAGCGCCATGTGCCGAGCGTAGCTGTCCGTGCGGAAGTGCTCGCGGTGAGCAGCGTCACGCATGGCGAAGGTGCGGGAAACCAGTTCATCGATCATTTGCGCCACTCCATCTGCGTCCACGGAACATCAATCCGCTTGTTTGCCTTTTTGAGATTCAACGCTGCCGGGATTACAGCGAGATTGAACGCATTGTGAAGACCAGATACGGTACTGCCGTGCAACGGCTCAATATGATCGACATGCCATTTGATGCCAGTCATAGTTGTGCGGCACCGACGTAAAATTGCAGCTTCCTCAAGCACCAAGACATCGAGTTCTGTTTTCCTACCGCTGCGAAGGACACCCGTGTGTCGTTTGCGCAACGAGGCATACAGTCTCTCTGGATATTTCGCACGATATGCACGCTGACGGTTGTTGACTTTGTCTCTATTGGCCTTTGCATAAACACTGGCGCGAGCTTTGTTTGTTGTAGCATCCGCCGCGTATAGCTTCTTGCGATATTCAGGATCAGCCGCAACAAAAGCCGCAGTACGCGCACGTTGGTAAGCGACCAGTGCATCACGATTTGCCAACCACCTAGCATTGAAATAATCAGGATTCTTTGCGAGCCATTCAGCGCGATAGGTTGGTCGTTTTGCAAACCACTCTTTTTGATATTGTGAGATACGCTCGGCGTTATCCTTTTTCCATTGCGCCATATACAACTTCTTGCACGGCTTGCACCGTGACGCATTTTTTGGGAACGCAGTAACAGCCAGAACCGCACCACAATTACTGCAGGTTTTAGTTAGTGTGTTCATTGCGCAAAACTCTGACCGGCGGGAGCACGCCCTGCTGGCTCTATTGACGGTGCAATCGGTGGGGGTGGATTTCTGTGCTTGTGCAGATCGATCGTTGCAGACCCGAGCGCAAGTTCTTTGGTAGTGCGCAACTTCATTACAGTCTCAGCCAACTTGCCCTTGATCTGCTCAAGCGTCTGCTGATGCTTGTTGGCGTAATCGAGCAGTGCCAATTCGCGACGCACCGCCAGTTCCTCACGACGTGATGTGAATTCAACCTGTGTCCGCTGCGTCTCGGCCTGCACATACACAGCATCACGATCTGTGTCTTTCTTGATGCGCAACTGAGCAGTCTGCTCACGCAACTTGTCGCTCTGCATCTGTGCCTGCGCTCTGATCTGTGCGGCCTGTACTGCAGGCGGCGGGGGCGGCTGACGCTTCGCCATCTCTGCCTTCTCTTCGTCGGTCAGCTTCAGGCTGCGGTAGTCGATGCGCTTGCTCTTCAGGTACTCTTCCATCACGCGCGCCGGGCTCAACTCGAAGGCGGGATTAAGCGACGGCTCGACCAGTTGCTGGATGACCTGATCCTGAATCGCGCGCTCAACCAGAGCAGACGAACCATGTGCATTTATGTTGAAGTCGCCCTTCTCTTCGTTCGGTACATCGGGATCGAGCAGCAGCCACTCGTAGTAGTCGCGGATCAACGGCTCGGTGATGCAGTCGTCGCACGTCGTGGCGATGCTGCGCAGCAGCTGGTTCGCGTTGTTGTTCTGCAGCGCCGCAGCGCCATACGTGTCGGGCTGTGACGGACCGCTCTGGCCCTGAGAGATGAGCGGTATGTTCGTGCTCTCTTCGGCAATACGGAACGAGTACTCGATGATGTTCATCAACGACTGCTGCCGATCGGGAATCTCGACGGCAGTAAATGCCTTCGCCATGTCATCGATCGTTGCGTCGGATTTCTTGACCCACACCTTGTTCGGCGTGATGATCCACTTGCCGTCAACAGGAACGATCGACGTGCGGTCAATGATCAACTGCACACCGGCAGACTGACCGGCGTTTGTCAGCATGGCGCGCGTGGCACCGTTGCACATCACCTGTGCCGGCGAGCACTGCTCGGCAATACCGACGCCAGCCCAATGACCGGAACGACGACGCCACGGGAACACACGGTACGGCATGCGGCCGGTATCGAGAGGATTCAGCACGACACGCACGACACGCTCGTTGATCAGCGTGGCAGTGACGTGATACGTCTCGCGCTTGGCAACCTTGCTGGCGAGGTTCTCGTTCGCCACCATCAAATCTTCGGCGCTGATCTCGCCGTAGAAGTGATAAAGCTCAAATCGTTTCGCCCTGATCTTCGGGTCATCAATGGCGCTCGGATTGCGCTGGCCGTCTTCGGTCAGATAGCATTTCGACGGGCCTTCATCAAGAACCAATTCGATCTGATCCGGCAGGTAACCGCCGACAGCAGGCAGCTTCTTGACTTGTGCCGGCGACATGTAGTCGCGCTCGAAGCAGTACGACCCCTTCGTTACATCCTCGCCGCACGCCGGATCGGGAAAGAAATTCCACGGATCAACCTGACGTTCACCGGGCTTGCGTTCCTTCTTTATCTCGATCGCGACGTTGCCCTGCTCGTCCTTTGTCAGCGCAGTGGAGGTACGCGCCTCAACGAACGGTCCCTTCAGGATGCCGACGCCGATACGCGCCGAATCGAACAGCACCTTACGCATCTCGACTGCATGCTTCGCTTCGACGATCCAGTCGTAGATGCGTTTCTCTGCCGCCTTGGCCGAAGTCGTGGCACGGGCTACAGCGTCCTTGGCAGCGGCAAACGCATCCTGTGGGGTCTGCGGTACCGGCTGCATTGATGCGGCCGGCTGCTGCGTCATCAGGCTATCTGGCGCGACAGCCTGTGCCATCGGCTGCGGTTGCTGCGGCGGTAACTCGCCACCGTTCTGCATGACCTGCTTGAGCATGTCCCGAGCGGCGATCAACTCAGGTACTGGCGTCGGATCGAAGGCGAAGGGTTTGTCATCCATCGGCAGCAGAAGCTCAGACACCTTTGCATGACCGGCATCGACGTAACGTGCGGTCAGCGGGATGAACACCGTGCTGCGGTTGTCCGTACCGTCACCGGCCGTTGCGCGAGTCAGCGGCCCCTGCATTGAGGTCGGCTTCGCCCACTGCGCTTTTTCCCACTGCGCGCGATTGACATCATCAATGCCAAGGTACGCTTCCTCGGCAGACTTCCAGACATCCTCGATACCGGACGACTTGCGGCCCTCGACGGCTTCCTTGCGAAGATCGACGAGACGCCCTGCCAGCGCGGCTAGGCGCTTGTTCTTTTCCTCATCGGCAGGTAGCTGTTGCTGGTCGTCCATCAGGGGCGCTCCAAAACTGTTGATAGTTATAAACTATTGCTGTCTTACGGTCAATAGGTAACGGCTATCGCCTGCCAAGACGGCGGGCACGGACGATATAGTCCTGCATTGCTTCAACAAAGCCGCGCTCCCCGGCCAGCGCGATGAAATGCCGAGCGCCGAAGTGCAGAGCAGCAAAGTGACTAAGTGCCATCAACAACCACCGACGATCGGTTACCGCTGGCATCAACCGTGCTGACGATGCGGTTCGTCGTGCCGTCAAGACCGACGAAGGTTTCTGTACCACTGCCAGCGCCGCTCACTTTGCCAGCAAGTGCGGCAGCGACGATGCGCAGAATTTCTTCAGCCGTCAGCCCGCTCTCGATGATTGCCGACCACGGGTTTCCGCCCGCACCAGCATTCGTCAGCGCAAGCCCTGCTGTGCCGGTATCCGGGTAGTTCGCCAGCACAGCAGTCCATACCGCATCGCGCAGACCTTCCGGCGTCAGGTCGCCGTAGCCACGGATGGTTGCCGCTATGTCCATCAGTGCGGTGTTGCCGGCAACGACAACGCCAGCGCCCGTGAGAGCCGCGCCAAGGTCTGCAAGGCCCGCCGCCGCTGCTGCAATGTCACCCGAGCCGGTAATGGTTGCTACCATTGTCGCCAGTGCCGTTGCGTCTGCCGAACTGATGTCACCGCTGGCTGTAAGCACCGCCGCGATAGATACGATCAGGCCGATGTCGCAACCGGGAATGTCACCAGCGCCAGATATTCCCGCTGCGATGTTGTAGCCGGACTGCATAGTGGCGCTGGATACACCACCACTACCGATGGCCGTATTGCGAGCGGCCAGTAACCCCGGCTTCTGCGGCATCATCCATGCAGCCGGGTGCCTATAACCAGAAGGAATGCCCACCAGTTCGCTAGTGATTCCCTCCCCCGCCGTAATGTTCCTGATCCGACCTGTCTGCGAGAAGTTCCCCTGTAGCGCAGATGGATAAGCACTCAACACAGCAGTCGCCCCGGCGTAGTACATACCGCAGGATGCAAACTGGTTACCATTGCAGCACAGAGCCATCAGAGCGCCTCCGCAGCCTCGGGAAATCCGGCGTCAATCAGCTTCTGCCGGTCCAGTTCTTTCTGCGCCTCAACGATCAGATTGGCAAGGGTGAACGTGTTGCCCTGCCACTGTGCGAAGTCCTTGACCAAATCCAGTATTCGCCTGTCCATAATCAACCTCCGTAGCCGTAGTCGAAATCAACATTGACCGTACCCGCCGATGTCGTCGCGCCGGTCTGGAACAGCAGGAATTGCAGATTGCATCCGTCCTTGATCTGACGCATGGAGGGCATGGCGTTAACCAAGTCCATCTTGTTGTAGAGGCCGGTTGCTGGCAACGGCAGCGTCCAGAGCGGTTTGCACAGGCCGATGATGACCGTACCGGATGCGTGAGCGGTGCCAGCCCATGTCAGCGTTTCAATGTCCGACACGCCGGTATCGCCAGCAGCCAGCGGCAGGAACGGGTTGTACTTGTTCGCCGCCGCACCGGTATTCAGCAATCCACCCACCGGAACCGATGCGGTAGAAGTGAACGATGTCGTGTTATGCGAGACGCCCGCCGTATTCTTGTAAGCAACGATGCAAGTTGGAGCATTGGCACCGAGCGCTGTGTCTGCCGCAACGAACATCCGGAGCCCTGCGCCTGCGGCGTAACGATCACCCTTGCCTGCGCCGGAACCGATGGCTGTCATGGTTACCGTCTTTGCGCCCGTACTCGATACGTTCGCGCCGGACAGCGGGACGAAGCCTACAAGGTCAATCGCCATGATGTACCACGGCGCACCCGCCGCAGCGACAGCACAACCACCGGCAGTCAGGAAATGCTTGGTCGCCGTCGATACATCACCGCCCGTGTAGATCGTACCTTCCGACCACGTGTCGTCCGTCGGTACATACACCAAGTCCGACCCGGTAAAGGTCGCAGCAGGTGGATACCCTGCATGTCCTGCCAGCAGAGTCCATGCGCCGGCCAACTGAGCGGCAGCTAGGGTCTTGGTCGTTGTGACCGTGTCACCCTTGCCATTGACGGTCAGTTGCGTGATTAAATCATCTTGGCTGGAGAACCCCATGTCAATACTCCTTCAGTTCCAAACAGTTTCGAGAGTGCCGACCAGCATGGACGACGCGAGTGATCCCGCTGTTCCCTCGGCAAAGAAATTCAGCACCGCGCCGTCCTTGATCTGCGGAGCGCCTGCTGCGTGAATCAACGACATGAATTCGTCTGCTGCACCATAAGCGACACCGGTCGTTGTGCGGCATTCCTGCGTGACATATCCGTTGAACAGCGGCTTGACGATAACCAACGCCATCAACCCGCCACCGGCAGCAGTGAAGGTCACGGACTCAATAGACTTGACGCCCGTGTCTCCGAGTTGCAAATGACAATAGGGCATGTACGAAGCGCCAACACCGTCAGCAGAAACAACCTGCCCGCCACCGGCCACCGCAAAGGTAAATTCGTTCTGGCTAACCCTACCTGCAACACCGTCCTGATTGGTGTAGATGAAGGTGAATTGTCCTGTGGTCGAAGCGGCAGACTGAGCAACCGCAATCACCCGCCCGCTGGTATAGCGCGGCAGCGGGACTGTGTTGTCCATCAACTGCTCTTCGCCGATGGCGTCCGTGTCGATGAATGGGTAGTAGAGCAGGTAGTCACACAGCACCAGCCGCTGACGAGCATTGACCGCCGTAGCGGTGTTCGCTGTCATCACCATCATGGACTTCAGATGCTGCGTCATGGGCGAAACAGTCGGCACGTAGATGCCACGTGATGCTTCAACGAGGGCCGCTACAGACGGTGACGACGCATAGAAGTTTGCCGCAGGACTGCCGGCAAAATAGCTGTAGTCAATCCATGCATTTGTCGTTGTGGCCGCAGACGCTACAGCCTTGCGAAATTGCGTGATCCAACACTGACCGAGCAGATCAGCATTGGCAAAATCTCCGACGGTGCGGAAACCGCTCATCCCGCTACCTTACCGCTGCCGACAAGTCGAGCACTCAGACACACCGTCCTGTCAGCCACGTCAGGAACCGCCGCAGGTGCCAGTCCAGTCGCACCGTCATCGGTACGCCGTTCAGTGTCCCGTCGCCCGTCAGCAGTACCTTCCGGGGAGCGTTGATCGTTGCTGTCGTGTGGTTGCATGTTCGTGTCACCTTGTCCTTGGTTACTCGGGCCTTCGCGCCGCATTCAGCGCAGTTGTAGAGATGTGGATACTTATCGAGCCAGCCCATCACGTCTCCGTAATGACAAGCGCATTGGCAAGGAATTGCGGCGTGATGCTCGCCGCTGCACCGATGGTGATCGGGCTGTTCAGCGTGCCGTAGTGCCACACTGCTGTCGCGCCGCTCACCGTTGTCCCGGTCGATACCGCTGCCAGTGTTGCGCCGGTTGCGCCGGACTGCGGGAACTGCAGCAGCGCCGCGTTGTTGGTGGAGCCACCAGACCCGGCTGACCATCCAGCCCCGCGAGTGACGGCCTGTCTGGCGTAGTTGGTGTAGGCAACTTCGTTCTCGGCCTGTGAGTTCGTTGCCGCCGTCAGTGTTGCCGTGTGGAGAGCAACATAAACATCGGTAAGTGGGGCAGCAGCAGCGTTGTCCGCTACGTTTGCCCACGCGGTTGCGCGATACAGCAGGTTGAGGATTCGATTACAGGCATCGGTTGACTTTGGCATGACGTTTACTCCTTGGTTGTGCCTACAGCAGCGGTACGACATTTGAAATAGATGCCGGTCACCTCGACCAGCTTATTGACCGTCGCGCCGAACGTATCATCAACCAGTGGCGGCAGTCGTTCGGGGCACGACGACACGGCGACAGGATTGCCGGGATCGGGTTGCGTCGGGTTGCAGGCCGATCCACTCAGCATGACGGCCATGAGCAGCAGGAGCAGCGGTTTCATTTCACACCCCACGACAGCGCCTCGTTGATCGTCTTCATCACTTCGGGCGTGTTCTTACAGTCGCGATACACAGGCACCTCACGGACTTGTGTCTCGGTCTTCTGCCTGATCGTCACGTTGCGCACGTCGATCTTTGCGATCTCATGGGCCATGGCGGTCAGCGCATCGCTCTTGCTCTTGGCTTCGGCCAGTTCCAGTGCATCGCGGTGATCCGAACAGGCCTTCCAGCCACCGGCCGCACCGGCAGCTACCAGCACGACTATGGCAACGACATACACTAGTGGATTCATCCCGGCTCCTTCGGTGGCTCAAGCGATTTGTACTTCTCCGTCACCTTGTTGGCGATGTTCGCACCGGCCCATGAAATCATGTACACAGCGAACAGCCACTCGGTCAGGAATCCTCGCCGCGTCTCATGTACCAGCGCCCACGTCGAGACAATCAGCGCGATGAATTGACCGAGCTTGAACAGGCTGACGCGATCTGTTGCGGTATCCACAATCAAGTGCCGTAGATCAAACGCGTCGTCGGTCCGCTGCCATAGGTACAGGATCAGCGCGAAGGCGACAGTTATCAGCAGCAGCATGTGTGTATCTGTCACGGCTCGCACCCCGCGTCCCACACATAAATGAAGGTGTGCTGACCGGCACCAAGGTGCTCGACAAGCCGAGCCAGCGTGTCCTTGCTCGACAGGATGCCGAACTGCTGCTCACCATCTTTGCGCTGGATCATGCCGTAGCCCATACCAACTGCGGTGCAACCATGCACCTGTGTGATCAGATCACCGGCATTACCATCACCGTCCAGATCAAGCGACACGTCACCTGCCCATGTAGCGTTGTGGATCAGACAGTCTTTGCGGCCATGCTTGTCTTCAAGACGAATGACCGGACGGCCCAATGTAGGCGAATGCCATATCCAGCCGATGTAGCTATCATCCTTAATGCACGACATGCCGCGCTGATTGTCTTTCCATGGCAATTCGAGCGTGTCGCATGCAAATCCACCCTCGGCGACTAGTCGACCTACCGTACCGGTCGGCATGCACTTGCTACGGCGAATGATGACCTTCATCACACGTGCCCCTTTGCCAGCGCCGGCCAAACAACCTGTACCAACAGCCAACCAAGGAACCCGAGCAAGCCCCACTTCACCAACTCGAAGCGCATCTTTTTCCAGAACTCGGTACGCGCCACACTCTCCGCAATCCACTGCTCATGGGCAGAACAGTGACCATCATAGTCAGGCTCGCCGGTATGCGGGTCTCTTGGAAAGGCCACAGCGATATCGGTCTGCTTGTCCATGTACGACGTTATGGATTGCGTGAGCGAAGAAAGCTGCTGCTCGATATGAGTCAGCCGCTCACCGACCGTTCGTGACGGACAGTCTTGTGCGGTTGCAGAGCACGCAGGCAGCGCCATCGCATCACCCGAGCATCTTGGCGACAGCATCCCGTGCCGCTGCGAGTTTGCCCTCCACCGCCGCAAGGTCGTCACTAGCAGCAGCAATAGCAGCAGCCAGCGACGCACGGTCTTCCGTCATCCGAACGAGTTGATCGCCGAGCGATGTAACCTGCACGATCAGAGTGTCATATTGGCCCTGTGCCGGCGCAACAATCTCTGTAGCTTTAGCACGTGCAGCATCGACGATGTTTGTCGCCTGCATCTCGGCAGCAGCGACCATTGCATCAGTCTTCTCCTGCGCACGTTTGGCCGCATCCTTGACACTGGCGGCACCCTTGGTGCGCGTGTCAACCAGTTCGCGGTCTGCATCGGCGATCTGCGCTTGCAGCGCAGTCAGCGCCGCCTGTGCAGCCGACACGCGCTGCTCGGTAGCAAGGGCCGTCTCTTCCATGCTCTGCATCTGGTCGAGCGTATCGGCCGCAGCCGTCAGCCCCTGCACGAATGTAACGAAACGACGCAGATCGCTCGCCACTGTGGATTTGTTTGCCATGATTTAAGTCCTCATCGGGTTAGCACGACGCATCAGCAGATACACGCCGATGCCGGTAGCAGCGCCGCCCGTAATCTTCGGACGGATGTAACGCGGACGCTCAACGATCTGCTTCATCGCATCAGTCAGCGCCGTGAAGCTCAGAGCAGCACCTTGCGCATTGTTCAGCGTGTTGTAGTTCGTGCCGTCATTGCTGCCTTCGATCACGACCGTTGCACCACCGATCGTGCCGATGATCTGCACGCAGTTGTCAGCCCATTCAGGCAACTCGACGGCAGTAGCGGCACCATCGGCCGTTGCGCCACCAGTCCATGCAATCAGCTTGCTGCTGCCTTCCCCTTCACCGATCGGCGTCGGTCCTGTAATTGTCCAAGTCATTTGTCATACTCCTCTGGTTACATACCCGAGCCGGGCGCGTGCGGTTGATACGATGGAACAACAGGTAGCCGATCCTCAACCACAGGGGCCGGCGGTACAGCAAAAGTGAGAGCGAGCGAGTCGAATCGGTCAGGGCTCTTGATGCCGCGCCGCTTCGCATCGTCCTTGGATTCCAGCAGCAGTTCGCCAGCCCGATAGCCGTACTGCAGCGCCGTCAGGTCGGTCATCAGGTCAGGGTCGTTCGGTATCGACGCACCGACCAGCCACTCACGGACACTGGTCGCCATCTTGGCGCGCAGGTTGTAGTTCTGGCCGTCGTCCATGCGGATTGCCGAATTGACATCGATCACAGTCTTTGTGATGCGGCCGGTACGATGGTCAGTCTTGTCGGGCCACCATGCTCGCATCATATCCGCCACACCGGCACCGATGCCGATCGTATCGACGGCGATCTGTTCCAATCGGATGTTATAGGCAGCGATCTCGTTGCGCGCTCTAGCCGCCGTCTGCACCAGATCATGCTTGGCCCACACGACCTGCTTGAGCAGTACGCGACCACGACGCAACGTCAGCACCGTTTTGTCATCACCGAAGCGCGCCACATCCAGACCGGCCATCAGACCGCCCGTTGCCTGCACGTCCATCGGACCGCGCGACATGGCATTGCGCACCAGATCGCCGCTGATAAAACTGTTCGCGATCGAGCCCTCATAGTTGCGGTCAATCTCCTGCGCCACGATCACCGGATCGAGCTTCGAGCACTGGTCGCGATACCACGCTTCGTCCTTGCGCGGATCGTCATGCCAATCGAATATAAAAACGTCAATCTTACCGCCATGCCGCTTGCGATAGAACGCATTGCCCGGTCCGTTCGGCGTGCTCACGTCGATCTTGCAGTTGCTGGTCTGAGAGAGCGCAGCATCGATCGATTCTGCGTGTTCATAGAACGCGGACTCGTCCTTGAAGTAGATAGAGGTTCGATTGCCTCGTCCGATGTTGTCGCCAGCCTCGCCGACGATTGCCGCGCCGTTCTCAGGGTTCAGGATGCGCATGTGTGGCGCGTGCTGCTTCTCGTCGTAGCCGCGCGGCCGTAGCTCCTGCGGCAGCAGGCCGATGAACTGACGCACTTTCCAGAACAGTGACTTCGGGTCGCCGAGCTTGTCGACGTACTCTTCCTTGCGTGAGCCGAAGCCGACGACCGTGCCCTGATGGAAGCGCCACATCCAGACAGCGAACGCACAGCAGAGCCACGACACGCCCATATCGCGGGACTTCTCAGCCAATCCATCAGCCCGGCCACGCCACTTGGCGTATAGCCAGTTGATAAATTCAACCTGCTTTGGGAACAGTACGAAGGGCACCATCGTCGGCTTGCCGATCTCGGCCATACGCGGATCGAACGTCATCCCCCAATCTGAGATAAACGCGACAGGATTGTCCTTGTAGAACTCAAGCACTGACGGCACAAGCTCAGGCTTCGCTCTGAGGTTCTCGACGGCAGCGATCCGTGACCTAAATACAATGTCATAATCGGGATCGCGCCAGTTGAGATCAGGTGCGCCCATTTCCACCGATCCCGATCATCTGTTTGTAGGCATCTTCAGGAGCGAGCGTCACGTCAGCTTTGCTCTGGATAGGCGGCAGGTCATCAGCGCCACCAAGGGCGAGCTTGTCGCCGTACTGGCGGGCCTTGAGCTTGGACAGGAGCCACTTGCGGGACTCGACGCGCAGTCGGCGATGATCGGTCATATCGCGCGTCTCGATCTCTCGGCCGAGTATCTTGTCCTTGACGATCTGGCCGACGTGCTGCTCGTCCGATATTTCGACGATATCCTCTTCCCAGTGACGATACAAAGCGCCGCGCGCTTCCTCATACTGTCCGAGCCACTCTGAATTTGCGTGGCACCAATCCCACACCGACGAGATCGGTACGCCATGCATCGCTGCAGCCTTGCGTGCCGTCATTCCATCCTTCATGGAACGGCACACAAGCGCAACGTACATAGCCTTCTCGTCGTCGGTAAATGCAGCCATGCTAGGCAAAGCCGCTCGTGAAGTCTTTGTCACCCTGCGCTTCAGCAGCGGCCGGGTCTTCACCTTGCTGCGAGTAGATCGCCTGCACCTGCTGCAGCGCCTCTTCAATCGACTGGACCGGCGTGCCCTGCGGCTCATCCATCTCTTCGGCTATCGGCTCCGTACCGACCGTGATGCCCTGCGGCGATACGCAAATCTTGATGCAGTAAGCGTCCATAGTTTTTCTCAATCGGTTAGGCGACGGCGATAGGGTGCCCACATTTTTAACCGATGTCAAAATAATCCTTGACAGCTCCAATGGAGCCATGTATAGTGGCGTCAGTTGGGTGCATCAGTGACCCGCCGCTCCTTAACAATCCGATCGAAACACCCTAGCAACAAGCCGGCGCGAAGTGACGCTCACTCCCCGCTCAGTTGAAGTCCGGCCAGATAACCACAGACGCAGCGCCTGCACACGCGGACGCTGCTGCGGTGGAATTAACCACCACTCACAGGAGATACAGACCATGAAGCTCAATCAAGTAGGGTCGAACCGCACCATCCTCACACTTAACAACGGCACGCGGATCGGCTTCTCGTATGAGACGCCCGTCGTCGCAGAAGTTGATGGTGTGACGTACAAGACGGAAAAGAAATTCAGCGTGACCACCAGCAAGCACTGCGGTCAGTTGTTGTCGGAGATGGGCAGCTACGGTGCCCCCGAACTCAAGCCGCAGGAATTCTTCGAGGCGCTGCTGCCATGACCACCACCGTCCGTTACACCGGCCACGGCATCAATACAGGTGGCCTGCAAGGTCACAGCGTCGGTGCCGATTATCCGTACATGATCATCGGTATCGCCGACCGGATCGAACAGCCGACCGAATGGCAGGTCATGGATTGCCGCACCAGCAACCGCAGCGAACGCTTCCCGACCTACCAGCGCGCAGTGATTGAGATGACATCGCTGCGCACCCGCAACCTGATGCACTCTTAGAGTAGCAGCCATAGCCGCGTGACAGGCGGCTATACCGGCAACTCTGCCGTAACCGTAGCGGGCGGATACCCCGCATAGGAAAAACAAATGTCAACACTTACACAAGCAAGCAACCAATGGGCAACGCGCCCGGCCGACGAGCGTTTCATCAGCCTGATCGGCATGCAGGATCATTTCCAGCAACAGCGCCTGCTGTCCGGCGAAAAAGTCGTGTCGTCGCGCAAGCTGATTGCATCGCCGACCGAAGACAACAAGGGGCTGCTGATCAACGGATATGCACCGACACACTGGTCATTCGGGCAACTGGCCCAACTGGCTGAAGCACCAGCCGGCTACCTGCGCACGCTGCCGAGCCCGGTCGCTGCGGATTGCATCAACTACGGCTTGCAGTTCAAGCGCAACATCGAAGATGTCGGTGTCCTGCTCTACAAGAACGGCAGCAGCGTCTTGAAGGCTGCCACTGGCCCGCGATATGGGCGCATCTGGAACGACGACATCACCCACTCGCTGGTTAATCACTTCGGCGATGGCGTGACCGGTGACTTCCGGGTGCCGGGAGAATTCGGCAAACAGGTTGAAGTGACCAAAGAGAACACCACGCTGTTTGCTGGCGATCGCGACATGTTCGTGTTCCTCGCCGACGAAGAGCACCGCATCGAACTACCCAATCGCCGCAACGGCAAATCCGGCAGTCTCGCTCGTGGCTTTTTCTTCTGGAACAGCGAGGTCGGCGCACAGACTTTCGGCATGGCGAGCTTCCTCTTCGATTACGTCTGCTGCAACCGCATCGTATGGGGCGCGCAGGAGTTTCAAGAGGTCCGCATCCGTCACACGGCCAGCGCACCGGACAAGTGGCTCGGCGAGGTCATGCCAGCCCTTGAAGCGTACAGCCGCAGCAGCACCGGCAGCGTCATCGCCGCGATCGAGGATGCCCGCAAGGACAAGCTCGACGACAAGGTGAACGACTTCCTCGCGCAACGCTTCGGCAAGCGCATGGTCGATTCGCTGCAGGCCACGCACTACGCTGAAGAGGGTCGCCCGATTGAGTCCCGTTGGGATGTCATCACCGCCGTTACCGCACAGGCCCGCAACGTCCAGCATCAGGACGCACGGGTTGAGCTTGAGCGGCAGGCCGGCGCGCTTCTGCAGTAAGTGACTCAGTACAGCCGCGTGACAGGCGGCTGTCATGTACTCACTCACAGGAGGTAACAGCAATGACAGACATCAACATCACCCGCTTCTACAACGAAGCCGCGCCGATGGACTACAGCGCGAGCGTCATGGAGATCGGCCAGAACGCCGGCCGCGACACATGGCGCGCAGCAATGGAAGACGCGCCCGATTACGACCTGCTGAACAACGACGATGATCGCGAAGAGTTCCGCGCGCACGTCAAAGGTTTCGGCGCATGGTCTGACGAAGAAATTGCCGCATGGTCCGACACGGAATTGAACGCACTGTTCATGCAACTGATCAGCGGTGACATCCGGTCAGGCGAGACAGATCGCATCTGGACCGACGAAGCAGGACAAACCTTTTACTCAATAGGAGATTGACACCATGAAAACCTTTCTCGCAAACCTGCAGCACGCCGCACGCACAGTAGAGCACACCCGCATCGGCGGCGGCATCTTCTCGCCGGCTGAATGTCAGCAAATTGTCACCCTGCTCCGCGACATGCAGGAAACGCTGGCGGCAATGGCATTCACCGTCGAAACCGTCGCGCACCTGCGCGGCATGGAGCAAGAACTACTGCCGGTCGCCGACAAGGCACGGGCGTTACTAACCAGAATGGAGGCATGACAACCATGTACAAAATTGAAGTCACCGCAGCCGAAGCGCCGCGCCTGCTCGACTGGCTGACCAATCGCGGCGGCGTCGCGATATGGGAGTCGCTCGGTCTGTCCCGTGCAGGCGAACGTACCTTTACACCAGCCGATGCAGACCGCCCCGGCTGGCACTACTCTCAGAAGCCCGTCGAGATTGTCACCGACCGTGCCGACATCGGCGTCTATACCGAAACGCTCTACAAAGCGTTTGCTGTCGGCCTGCGCCGGTCCGGCATGACCCTGAAGCTGTCGGACGCAGCACAGCGCAAGCTGACGGCCACGATGGACGCCTGTATAGCCAAGCACGGCAACGCGCACCATCGCAAAGGCGTTCTGGAAGACAAGGCAGCCAGCGTCGGCGTGTATTATGCCAGCGAGGTACAACCGCTATGACCAGCCGTATCATCAAGTACCGTCTCGATCCGGTCAGACGCCAGACGATCGAGGTACCGGCCGGATCGTTCGTCTCGCACGTCCATGAGCAGGACGGCGCGGCAACGCTCTGGCTGATACGCCCATCAGGCATGCTGCTGCTGCACAAGTGGCAGGTCACCTGTCTCTCGACGGGTGACAGCATTCCAGACGACGCGGGCCGCTATGTCGGCACCGCACACATCCACAGCGGCCGGACGGTCGTCCATGTTTTTGTAAAGGAGCCTACATAATGCTGTTCAGATCACAAATCACACCAAAAGGCAACAGCAGCTACAGCTACGCATCACAGGCCGAAGCTGACGCACGCGCAGCAGCACTTGATACGAATAACTGCTCGCGCTGCTCGGACTGCTCGGACTGCTCGCGCTGCTCGGACTGCTCGCGCTGCTCTGGCTGCTCGCGCTGCTATAACTGCTCGGACTGCTCGGACTGCTCGCGCTGCTCTGTCTGCTCGGAATGCTCGCGCTGCTCGGAATGCTCGGACTGCTCGCGCTGCTCTGTCTGCGTGGAATGCTCGGACTGCTCGGACTGCTCGCGCTGCTCTGTCTGCTCGGAATGCTCGCGCTGCTCGGAATGCTCGGACTGCTCGCGCTGCTCTGTCTGCTCGGAATGCTCGCGCTGCTCGGAATGCTCGGACTGCTCGGGTGAAGTCATTCAAGCCGGACGCCCGAACGGATGGTCATGCTACGGATGGTTGAAAGACGGCGCACTCTTTATCCACTGCGGGTGCCGTCGTAAGACGTTCGCCGAAGCTGTCGAATACTGGTCGAACAAACCTGACCGGCTCGAAGTCTTGATGGCGTGTTACTACATCGCGTCCGTCGCACATTCCCGTGGATGGCCGACCTGATGCAGCCCATCACCCACAGCGATCTGATGGTGCTGATCGATACCGACATGCAGGAAATGCTGCAGTCGGTCATTGACGAACCGACAACGCACGGCATCATCGTTCTCGATAATACCGTCTTCATTCCCTACGGGCCTAGCCATCCCTGCAAAGCACCGGCTGACGCAACGAATGCCATGCCGCCCGCCACCTACTTCTACGTAAAGGAAAACTGCAATGGAAATCACAATCAAGATCGAACGCAAGTACGGCCGCACGCTGATCTACCCGATCTGCCCGAAGGCGATACTGTTCGCCAAGCTGTGCCGGCAGGAAACGCTGACGCCGGGACAGATCGACGATATCAAGGCGCTCGGCTACACGGTGCGGGTCCAGCAGTTACCAGCAACCTTGTGAGCGAGGCAGAATGGGTCGATCGACTGACCCTGTTCTGCCCGCTCATCTGTTTCATCTCGTCGTCAGGTCTTCTGCTCTTTTCCGACCAGTACGGCATCGTCCGGGGTGCCTACCGTCCGATCGATGGGACGCACTACCTCACCCCCTAGCACCACATCCAAACCCTCCTCAATGGCCTTGAGCACCGATTCATGGACGAGCTTCGGCTCCCCTCCCTGATCGATGATCAAGGCCATTCCTTTTTGTGCCGCCGCGATCTGTGCAACTTCTCCGATCCGACATGCAAACCGTACCGCCTCTTCGATCTGCATCTCGATCGTAACCTTTGCATCCGGTAGATCGAAGGCGATGTTGCCACCCTCGGTGACGCGAATACCAATCCCACTCATGGTCATACTCCTTGGTTAATGCGCGCAGCGGCTGCTGCACGCTCTTGCTCTAGCAACTGCCTGTCGGTCATCAGCGCAGCCTTGGTTGTCAGGCCGCGCCACACGCGCCCCTCTCGCACGTACCCACAGTCATCCAACACCCCGTTGAATTGTTGTTTGGAGATAGACCGCCCAAACCATTTGCAGAACGCAGCGTGCAAGTCCTTCGACGGGAGTCGAGCATAAGGATGAATCGTGCAATCAGCCGCGATCCAGTTTGTGATGCCGTCACGAACGGATGTGCCCTTGATCAGCAAACCATACCAGTAACACCCGTCGTTACGTGTCTTGCGAAGGAACCCTCGCGCGGTCAGCGCACGCCCGAATGTTTGCTTCGACAACGACGAGCCACTCCACGAAATGTAGTTGTCGTAAAGCTCGGCAGCCAACACTGCTTCCCCCGGCTGCCGATTACACCGATCTGTGATCCATTGATCGATACCGGCCGTATCTACGACAGGGGCAACTTCCTGCAACGTCTTTATCGCCGATCGCAGAACATACCGAAGGACATCACGGGATGCACCAGCACCTATCGCTTGCTGTACTGCATTTTCGATTATCGCTTTTACGATCTGTTCCATGTTCTATATCTCCTGACAGATTATGACTGATTAAAATATGCTAAATAACTTCTATCATTTTTGAAGTAACTGATTCTATTAACTTTATGATAGATACTGACCGATTGACAGCAATTTCAAAGACTTTTCCCTAGTAAGACAAGATAGTTATATATTGTACAAGAATATAAAACCATAAATAACTATCTTGCTTTTCTAAGAAGACTTCTTGGAAACAGCCAAAAATCGGTCATCGTCAGTCATATCTGTCATGCACGAACCGCTAGACCCGTTCGCATCGATCCATGCATCGTATGCATCTTCTTTAACCCTCGATCCGACAATCGACGACCGAACGATTGTGCTGTAAGTGGATTCTTGTATCCGTTCTTTTCCGCCCAATCGCGATACGATGCGTACAGGAGCGATCCCATCGAAGATGCATCCGATCGTTCAACGCATCTTTCGATAATCCACTGCCCGATCACATCCATCTCTTTACGATACTCATCTGTAGCTTCAACGATCGCTTCTGGAACTTCACCCAATCCGATCCGCTGCCATTCCATGCAACCTTCCAGCATCCACGCAAGGATGTGCTCCGCTTCGTCACCGAAGCGATCCTTGAGAGTCTTGTCTGGATCATGGAAGATGCGCAGGAAGGGCACGAGCTTGATCCGTGACCAGATGCCGTGGTCTGTGTTACGAATAACAGGTTTATGGTTGCCGAGCATGTTGATCTTGAACTGCGGCAGGAACGTCACAGGGTCTTTGTACAGGCCGCGTGCAGTGATGTGGTCACCACCGGTCATGGTCTTGATCAGCGCCTCATCCACGGTGGCGTCGGTCGTTTCTGACGACAATATGAACCGCGCGCCTTGCAGCTTGAACAGGTCCGGTGACGCCGCCCCACCCCCGGCCGCCGACTCTTGGAACGTCTTTTTATCAACAGTTGCAGCGTACTCACCGAGCACGGTGGCGACAGACTCGAACATGGTCCCTTTACCATTCCGCCCCATGCCGTAAGCGAAGACCAGAACCTCCTCTCTGGTGTTGCCAGTCAGGCAGTAACCAAACCACCGCTGCATCCACCGCACCAGCGCTTGGTCACCACCAAACACTTCCGACACAAACGACAGCCACCGATTGCTGCCGTCGGCGCGACCCACACCACTCACGCCAAGTGATTTGGTAATGTAGTCATCAGGACGGGCCGCCCGTACAGCGCCTGTCCGCAAGTCCAATACCTTGCGTGCCCCATCCAGTCCGCAAAGCATCGGGTCTGTATCAAGCATTGACATTGACACGCAGATGTCTGAGTAAAGCGCAAGCATGGTGATGGTATTGGTAACTGTCCGCACCTCGGCGCACTTGCGTGCCCACTTGACATAGGTGGCTGACTCCATGATGTTGCCGGCTCCCTCCTGATATATGTCGGTAGCTAGGTTTGCCGCAAGCCGCTTGACACGGGAGCCCTTCGGGTCCGACAGCCACTGCCCATCATGCCAGTACAGCCAGCCGCCAGTCTCGATGATGTACCGTAAAACACCAGCATACTTATCATGCATGCGCATGGCATTACCGTCCTCGGTCAATGGTCTGGTACTGGCCGTGCCGTCACGTGCATCACGTACAGCCTGTGGCAGGTTCGGTACGGAGAATGGTAACGACACACCACTGGTAGCCACGGGGGCTGCTGGCACCGCAGGTAGTACCACCGCCCCGCCGTTAGGGGCTGGTGGCACTGCGTTACCAGCAAACGCCACGTCAGGCGACACACTCTTCCAGCCCGTCGGTACATACGACCGCATCGTCACGGCCACACGTCCCGTCCGACCAAACGTGCCCCACTCACGCTCCAGCACCTGCCTGCCCTCGTACTTCGGCCAGCACATGCTGTACGCATCCCACATCGTCAGGCCAGCCTCGCTGCCGCCTGTCTCGTGATGCAGCGCCATGCCGACGCGCAACCATTCAGACCGGCTAGACATCTGCTCCGGTTGCACCCGACGCAGCAGGTCGTGCATCTCGTCCTCACGTAGCCCCATCGGCGGCAGCGTATCGTCAGGCATACCGTCGCGCGTCGCACTGCCCACCATCCACTGCGGACAGGCTGCCAGTGCTGCATGTGTTACAGCACCGCCGTGTGCCGGCCACCAGATGATGTAGCCACCGTCACCGCGCCGATCGATACCGGCACCGAGCATGCCTGCGTCTGTCTTGGCCTCACCTGTATCAGGCAGTCGATACAGCAGGTGCTGCCCGCCCGTCAGCGTATGGTTGATGCGAGTGACTGGCGGCTGTAACGGCTGCACCGTCACGCGGCCGTCAATCCCCTCGGCAGGCTTGACATCCAGATCGAGCACGTACAGTCCGCTCCGAGCGCCGGTCGGCACCGCCACCAGTGCGTCAGGCCACTGCTGCCACCACCCGAGTATGACAGCCAGATCGGTCGTCGCATAGACCTGCCAGCCTGCAATGCGTGGGCTCTTGTGGTATGGCCGGCCGTCAGGTCGTGCCCCGTGTCCCTCTGGATAGCAGGGGAATACAGGTATGCCACCGGCTGCGAGGCGCAACGCCTCGTCAATAGCAGCGGCCGTCACTGAGCATTCAGCGATGCTGCTGCTGCCTCACGCAGTTTCAGCGGTGCGTTACGTGCGCGGCGGTCACCGTGGGCCAGACCTTGCGCTACTACACGGAGATTACTGGTGCGGATCGCTTCGCCCATGATGGCCCGTTGCATCTGCGGCATGGTGCCTAGCCAGTGCGACACGAGCGCCGGGCTGCAGGCAGCAGCCAGTGCCACCGCATCACGGGTCACGCGCAGGTAGCCGACAGTCTCAGCCAGTCGCAGCGCAGCAGACAAGATAGCCTGTCGTCGGTCGTCGGTGCGTGAGTGGCTCATAGTATGCATACCATCTTAACTTTCATTTGCTATCTCCAATAAAACATCACCATGACACGCCTCGGGCGCGCAGAAACACACAAGGTCTTTGCCGCGTAGCTCGCGCTTGGCTGCCACATACAGTTCGGGGTTGAGCACCAGATACAGCCTATAACGCTCGATGACCTCCTCCCGTGTGCCGTGCTTGTCTATGACATACGGGTTAGCCCACTTGGACGGTCGACCGATATACACGGTATCGAGCGGTGCGACCGGTCCGTTCAGTCGGTTATACAGTCGGGGCACGTGTGGCTGCTCGACATGCAGGCGCAGACCGAGCCGTGTCGCTATGGCAATCATGTGCTGCGTGCCGGGTGACACGTTGTCCCACAGGGCAATCAGCGCGTCAGCATGTTCGGCCATCTGCGTATTGCGTAGAAAGCCGGCACGCTTGCCGTGCGTATTCCAGTCAGCAGGATACCGTTCGATCGGCACGTAGTTGTAGTTCGCCCACCGCTCGCCGAGACGATCCGCGCCGGGTGCAGTGCCCGACAGCACGACTGTCGGTGTCCATCCACACTTGGCGAGCGCACGGTCCAGCCACGCCGGATCAGTAATGCTGCGACTGCCGGCAATTATTGTGCGCATCAGCACCGCTCCTCACAGAGTTCGGCGACCATGAGCGGTATGTGGCTATAGGTAGCGCCGACCTTGTCGAACCACTGGATCAGATAGACGAAGCACCAGTCGCTGCACATGCCGTGCGTATATATCGCCTGCAGTGAAACTAATACCGGTCGCGTGTCGTCTAGTCCGCACATGGTTCTGGTCAGTTCCAGCGCCACGACAAGTTCCGAGTATTGCTCCTGTGTGAGCGGTGTGCTGCTCATGACCGTTCGTCATCCAGCAGTGCGGAGAGTTCGGCAGGATCGCTGATGCGGTTCCAATCGCCGCCGCCCCATTGCACTGAGACGGATACTCGCGGCGATTGTGCGGCGACGTGCCGCAGCAGGCGCTTGTATCGTTTTGCGTTGGCGTCCTTCAGGGTGAATGCATTGTCTTGGGTGCGGTTGATTATTTCAACGGACATGCTGGCCAGCGCGTCGGGCTCGCCGACTGCGACAAGCAACGTATTGCCCTCGCCTTCTGGAAAGCCAAATGCGGCACTCGTCATGTCTTGTGCTTCCATAAGTCTGACAAAGGTGGCAATCTGTTCTTTCATATCGTTCGTCATATCGTGTCGCTCCTGTTAGTGATGATTGCATAGCCACCGAGCGACAGCACGAGGTCGCGCCACCGGCACTGCGCGAGGTATCGCTCGTCACGGTCGCTCGGCTTCCAGTCGGGGTGTTTCACTTCGATGGACGTAAAGATGCCGAGCGTATGGCCGACATGTTCGGGCAGTATTAGCACGGGTCGTATACCAATCAGGTCCGCACTGGCAATCTGCCTGTTGAGTTGTGGGCTGTCGTTAGCTAGCCCGAACCGCACGGGCCTGCCGTTACGGTCGGGCAGGACTCCGCAGTTATTTCTCCATAGCCGCCAGCCACGCTGACTGGCGAGGAGTCGTATCTGTGCTTGTACTGACGACTCAGCCATGACACACCCCGTTACGCCTGTCAGTATTTTCCAGCGGTGTCAGCACCTGCAGATGATCGGGATTTACACACGCAGGACGACAGCATTTGTGATCGATCTCCATGCCGTCAGGTATCGGACGATGATTCGCTAGTGTCCAGAACACGTGATGCGCATAGACCTTGTAGCCTGTCGATACCGACACGCGCCGATAACCCTTGAGCGTACCGCCGCCAGTATGACGGTACAGGATGCAGCCTGTCGCTACGTCACGATAGACTGCAGCGGACAGTCTGGCTATCAGTCGTTCTTTGTCCTTGCGTATCATCTGCACCAGCCATGCGTAAATAATCTGGCCGTTGTAGGCACCGCGTCTGCGTGCGGTCATTTGCTTATCCTCTCGATCAATGCAAGAGCTTCCGCCCTCGGTAACATCTGCGCCGACGCTACGTCAATGTCATAGCGCAGAAAAAACTCACGCTGCGCCTCGGCAATACTGATACCGCGTGCCGTCCGTGCGCCGCCCCACAATGCCATCTGTGCGCGCAGTGCGGTCTGTGCTTCCATCCTCTCGCGGTGCTCGCGCTGCTTGCGGCCGACGACCTCGGGACCGGCACCGACCGGGATCAGCAGCGCATCAGCGCGTGCAATCTCGCCACGCATGCGGGCCAGTACGTCGGGCGTCAGTTCGTTCAGGTCGCCATCCACAACATCAGGACTGCTGCGCCCGGCATACACGACAGGTGTCCCACAGTACGGGCAGACCACTTTGCTGCGCTCATACACACCAGCGCATTGCAGACAAGACCGAAGCGGGATTGGACCTTCGCCCGGTGCGGTCTTGCTGCGCCGGTCGCGACGATCGAGCGTGAAGCTACGGGGTGCATCGGGCAGGCCGTGGAGTAGCACGTTGCCGACGTGATCGATGATGATGCCGTGCGTCTTGCCGTTCAGGAGCCGCAGCGCGCGACCGAACTGTTGTATGTATAGAGCATAGCTCTGCGTCGGGCGGGCCATGCTACAGACCTCGATGGCCGGGAGGTCGAAGCCCTCGCCGAACAGATCGACATTGACCAGTTGTTTCAGTTCGCCGCTGGCAAACATGCGCAGCAGCTTGTACCGGATGTTGTCAGGTGTCTTCGCCGATATCGCTTCGGCCGGTATGCCCTGCTGGCGATAGGCTGCAGCCAGTTCAACAGCACTCTCGACATCGACAGCGAACGTAATACCGAGCTTACCGGCAGCGATCCGCATGTAGTGCGACACGACATCGCCGTGGATATGCGAGCGTCGTACTGCCTTGCGCAGCGGCTCGGGGCTGTAGTCACCGCCAGCACTGGTATTCACATCAGACAGATCGAGATCGTTCGGCGGTGCGAAAACACGATACTCGGTCAGGTAGCCGCCGTTGATCAGGTCGCGCATGCTCGGGCCGATGATCATCACGTCGATCACACCGTCATGGTGCCGACCGAGTCCCTTGCCGTCAGCACGGACAGGCGTGGCAGTCACGCCAAGGCCAAACGCATTGGGAAACATCTCGACGGTTCTGCCCCACTTGTTGCCGACAAGCAGGTGATGCGCTTCGTCACAGACCCATAGCCGCGTCTGATTGAACAGCGGGTCTTTCGCCGGATCGCGCCCCATGAGCGTATCGACGCCGGCAGCAGCGACAGATGCGGTAGCGTTGTAGAAACTGGTGCCAAGCTCTATGCCATGTAGCTGTACGCAGGAGCGGATCAGCGCGGGCTGGCCGATGATGCGGTGCCTGACGTTGTACCGTGCCAGTGCGAGACTGATCTGGCTGACCAGTTCGTGTCGGTGTGCGATAGCCACACTCGGCGCGATCATGCGGCGCTGGATGTTGGCGAAGGTGACCGTCTTGCCCGCGCCTGTCGGCAGTACTAGCAGCACGTTGCGTGCGCCGGCATGCCACGCTTCATAGATACGGCGCTCAGCTTCTTGCTGGTAGTCGCGGAGTATCGGTTCAGTCACTCGCCGCCCGCCTCTTTGTGCGCCGCCTCGATGATCGGCTTGATAGCTATCGGCGACTCGCACCGTACCGTCAGCAGGATGGTGCCGGGTACCGGGCCTTTGGTTTGTGTGTAGGTGAGGCTGGCCGCATCAAGATGTTTCTTGAATATCGACAGTTTCCACGGCTCGATGACAATGCCGGCAACCCGCAGCACTGGCTTCATCTTCTGTTGATGATGCCGATCGCACAGCACGCCACCGCCATTACTATGAGTACCAATCTGCGTGCAGCGTTTGCCGTCCCGCCGCTTGGCCGTGCATTGCACACGGTCTTCCTCGTAGCTGCCGTTACGCATTATTTATATCCCCCTGACCTATTGACGAAGCCGTCAATGTACGATAATCTCCGTCGTGTTGCAACTGTTTTTTAACCCGTCACATGGAGAATCATATGTCCCTTGAACAAGCACTGGCTGCCAATACGGCCGCTCTGCAAGCTCTTACCGCAGCACTGTCGTCCGGTACTGTCCTCCCTCATCCGGCACCGTCCGCACAACCGGCTCCGATCGTTGCCCCCTCTACTGTGGCTGTCGCTCCAGTGCCGACTGCCCCCGTGGCGACGCTGGATATTTCGCCCGCTCCGACGACCGCATTCGCACAGCCTGCTCCGATCGCACCGGCACCGGTCACGACTGCTGCACCCCCTACGGCCAGCCCTGCGGCCAGCGTTGAGCGTGACGCAAAGGGTATGCCGTGGGACGGTCGTATCCACGCATCCAGCAAGGCCAAGGTAGCTGACGGATCGTGGCGCTACAAGCGCGGCGTGGATGACACGACCATTGCTCCGATCGAAGCTGAAATCCGTGCCGCTCTGACTGCACCTGTGCCGGTCGGAGGTTCCCCGGCGTTTGCCCCGCATCCGTTTTATGAGCCTGCCCCCGTGGTGGCTCCGCCGCAGGCCGCAGCAGTGGCCGCTATACCAGCCGCTCCCATCCCCGCCGCACCGGCCCCCGTGGTTGCACCCCCGCCTGCAGCCCCTGTGGCGGTTCCTGTCCCGCCTGTTACCGCCATAACCACATATGACACGTTGATGGCCGCGCTGCCGCCGAAGATCGTGTCTGGCGAACTGACTGCTGCTCAGATGCAGGAAGCGTGCGAACAGTACGGTGTGCCGAGCATTGCCGCACTGGCGCAGCGTCCCGATCTGGTGCCGTTCATCGCGGCAACGCTCAAGCTCTGACATGAGCTATCCAGCCCGAGAACATGCGCAACTGCCGCCAAGCAGTGCGCATTGTTGGGTCCGTTGCGCAGGGTGGCGGTCGCTTCATACCGCGTTCCCTGACAGCGGGGATACTGTGCCTGCAATGGAAGGCACGGCGGCACACTGGTGCTTCGAGCAGATGTTTGCCGGTGTCATACCGGAGGTCGGTGCGTCAGCGCCGAACGGTATCCTCATCACTGACGAGATGCTTGACGGTGCGGAACTGTATGTTGATACGGTGCGCAGCATGGTGCCGGCCACTGGCGCGAGCACGTATGTCGAAGACCGAGTGTCGATGGCTACGACCGTGCATGACGCGAATTGGGGAACACCCGATACGTTCGCGATTGCACATGACCGCTCAGTAGTGTGGCTCTTCGACTACAAGTTCGGGCACCGCTACGTCGAAGAATTCGAGAACTGGCAATGCATCGATTATGTCGCTGGTATTTACGATGCGATGTTGCCTGTCGTTGCGTTGCCCGACTCGACCGTCGTTCACATTACAATCTGTCAGCCTCGGGTCTTCAATCGCGGCCAGCCTGTCCGCACATGGACGACGACTATCGGTGCGCTCAAGCCGTACTGGCAGCAACTGGCTGCCGCCGCGCCGCTGGCAATGTGTGACGACGCGCCGTGCGTGCCGGGTGACTGGTGCGAGTTCTGCAACGGTAGGCATGCATGCGAGGCGCTGCAGCGCACAGCACTGGCCGCAACGGACGCAGCCTACAGCAGCATACCGCTGGTGCTACCGCCCCTTGCTGCGGCTCGGGAGCTACGGGCAATGCAACGGGCTGCGTCCATGCTCGAAGCGCGCGTCACGGGCCTGCAGCAGCAGTTGCTTGACCTGTGTCGGGCGGGTACCAACGTACCGTATTACAGCATCGAGCGGGCGCAGGGCAGGCAGCGTTGGACTCGTCCGATAGCGGAGGTCATTGCGCTCGGTCAGATGTTTGGACTGGACGTAAGCAAGCCCGGTGCGATCACGCCGAAGCAGAGCGTAAAGCTCGGCGTGCCGGCCGGCGTCGTAGCGCAGATGTCGGACGAACCGCTCGGCGAATGGCGTCTGGTCGAAGCAACGACCGACAAGGCGCGGAAAGTGTTTGGATAACCACAGGAGAACGATATGCATGAAGGTGACAAAGTGACGGCAGCACAGCAACTTGGCTGCTACAAAGAAAAAGACCCGATGTCGCAGCTGACGTGCGGCGAGAATTTGGAGCGCAAGATCGCCGAACAAACCGAACGGCTGATGATGCTCGAAGCGGCCAAGAAAGAAATGCAAGATACGGGTCTTTACAACGTGAAGATTTCCACGCTGCGCGACACGATGTCGTGGTAACACGCAACGCTTGACAAACCCTAACGGTGTATGCCAACATACGCCACCGTAATATAACCACGTAAGGAGTAATACCGTATGAGCAAGCCTTGCAAACGATGCGGCGGCACTGACAGATACCCTAGTGGTGGATGTAAGCGTTGCGTATCTGAGCAACGCAAGCTCTGGCAGCAAAACAATCCCGAACGAGTAAAGGAAACACTTGCTGCTTGGATTGCCAAAAAAGTTCCGTGCAAACGGTGCGGCGGAACAAAGCGCGGGGCGAACGGTACGTGCTCTGCGTGCGCCGCTGCCGATACTAAGCAGTGGAAAAAAGACAATCCAGAGAAGAACAAAGCTCACCGCAAGGCGTGGCATAAAAAGAATCCTGACAAACAGCGAGCGCGTACCAATAAGTATCACGCAGCACATCCTGAGAAACGGAAGGTAGTTGGCGAGCGTTATCGTGCCAACCATCCTGAGAAGGTGCGCGAGACTAGGCGTCGAGTTGTAGCTGCTTGGACAAAGGCCAATCCTGAAAAGGTGAAAGCTAACGCAGCGCGTCACCGTGCCGGAAAGATTAAGGCCACCCCAACGTGGGCAAACAAATTCTTTATGGAGGAAGCATATGCGTTAGCTCTGTTACGTTCAGCCACGCTTGGATTTGATTGGCATGTCGATCATATCGTGCCACTTAATTCCAAGATCGTGTGCGGACTGCACGTCGAACACAATCTGCAAGTAATACCAGCGTTACATAACCTGACCAAAAGCAATTTGATTTGGCCGGATCAACCGTAGTTACTTTTAGGAGAAATACATATGTCAATCAATTTGACGAGTCCTGTAGGGAGAATCGTCCAAGGCGAACTGTGGAAAGCACAGCCCGTTCTCGATCAGCGTACCAACCAGCCGAAGCTCGGCAGCGACAACCAGCCGCTCGTGCAGCACTTCTTTGCACTGGCAATCCCCAAGACTCCCGGCCATACCCATTGGGCACAGACCGAATGGGGCCAGAAGATTTGGGCTGAAGGCAACCGTGCGCATCCGAACTTCGCGCCGCACCCGACGTTCTCATGGAAGATTGAGGATGGCGACTCGCAGGTGCCGAACAAGAAGGGCAAGAAAAACGCAGACCGCGAGGGCTTTCCGGGCAACTGGATTCTGAAGATGCGCTCGGGCTTTCCGCCCAAGACCTACAACGCCAACGGCAGCGAGATGGTTCCGGCCGAGTCGTTCAAACCGGGTCATTACGCGCAGGTCAACATCAACGTCGCCGGCAACACGGGTGATAGTCCCGGTGTGTATCTCAATCCGGTGATGGCAGCACTGGCTGGCTATGGCGTAGAGATTGTGAGCGGACCCGACGTTGCCGAGGCCGGCTTCGGTCAAGGCGTCGCGCTGCCCGCTGGTGCGTCCGCTGTGCCGGTCGGTGGCTTTGCACCGCCCGCCGCAGCAGCACCGGTACCGGGCCACCCTTTGGCCCCTGCCGCGCCTGCCTACGCCCCGCCCGTTGGTGCTCCTGCAGCACCGTACCCGCCTATTGGTGCGCCGGCTGCGAGCCCTTCTAGCCCTGTGGCTGCTCCGAATCCGGCATTCCTTGGCGTGCCCCCGCCCCCTCCCGCTGCACCGGTCCGTAACATGACCGCCAAGGCGGCAGGTGCCAGCTACGAGCAATTGATCGCAGCCGGCTGGACTGACGCAACGCTTCTCCAACATGGGATGATGACAGCATGAGCGCCTTCAACGACGGGACCGAAGCCCGCAAACTTCGGATGAAGCTCGGCCAGAACCAGACGCAATTCTGGTCGCGTGTCACCGTGCAGCAGTCCGCTGCCAGCCGGTACGAGACGGGGCGTGAAATCCCCGAGTCGGTGCAGGTGCTGCTGATGATGGCATACGGCACCGACAAGCAGGCCGCTGCTGCACTGGCGGGCTTGCGCAAGCAGCCGTAGTACCGTAAGGGGAGGGTGTGCGTCACACTTGACTCGGGCTGACGACCTGAGCACCCTCTCCTTAACGTACTAACTAGGAGACTTATAGCATGACCGTACCTGATCACAACGCCCGTATCGATAAGCTGCTCGCCGAAGCTGTTGGTCGCGATCTGTCGTCGTGGGAACGCAACGAGTTCCTCCCGTCACTGCGCAATTTCTGGACGCTCAGTGCCAAGCAGGAAAAGATACTCGCCGACCTTGAACGGCGCGTGTATGACGGCGAGGATGACTGCGCGTGATAGACACAGACGACCACGATCAGATACTGGCTGATCCAAACGCAACGACTGACGAACTGCGCAGCATTATTGCTGAGTTGCGGCAGGAAGTAGCTTGGTCTTGGTGTGAGCTTTCCAATATCAGCACGGCAATCGGTACAACCGTTTATATGGACCCGCCTGATGGCGGCAGTCCTACGCTTGCGGAGCAAGTTGTACGTATGGCAAAGGATGCCGCGCGGTATCGATGGCTGTATGACCACACGGGTGAACATCAGGGGCCGGAAGTCTTTATTGACGGTGGCTATTGGCTCGGCAATGAGCTTGACGAACAGATCGACGCTGCTATAACCAACAGGAGAATATGATGAAAGGAATACCACTTGCTGCATTTGCAGCCACCAACATGAGCGATCTTATTGCAGCGACATCGCCCGGTGGGATCGAAAGGCAAGAGGCTGCCGGTCAGGCCAGCTTCGTGCAAAGCACCACGCTACCGAAGGATTGTGACCGCAACATACTAACACTTGCTGGTGTCATATTCGGCGATGATTTTGACGACCTGTTCGTTACTGTGCAATTGCCGGACGGCTGGAAGAAACAGGCAACTGAACATTCGATGCACTCCGATCTGCTGGACGAGAAAGGTCGCAAGCGCGGCGCGATTTTCTACAAGGCAGCGTTCTACGACAGGAAGGCGCACATGAGCCTGTGTCGCCGATATAATCATAGCAAGTACGAACCGTGCGAAGCATGTGGCTGTGCCGCAGAGTATGGAAAGCACACGCACATGAAGACGGTCATACTTGACGGCGCTGCTGTTCTTCATACCATCGGCATCCATAGCGCCGATGATTATCAGACAGGCGATATGCACGAAAAACAAGCCGAGCAATGGCTTGACCAGAACTACCCTGACTGGCGCAACCCGCTGGCTTACTGGTAATGACCTACCGCACGCTCTTCTGCTGTGAGTCCTGCGGCTGTGGCTACTGGCAGTCACAGGCGGGCGCTGGCTGCCATCACTGCGGTGCGGGTGACTGGTTGTCGCATCGCCTCGCGCCGCTCACGGTGCCGTGCGATACCGAGTGCTACCCCGACTACTGGTTGTGTAGCGTGGGCGAGCAGCACTTCCAACTCTTTCCCGGTCACCCGCTCGATACGGTCGGGCTCAAGCAGGCGCTGACCAACGCCACGATGCTGACATTCAACGGCAACTACTACGATCACCCGATGATTAGTCTCGCGCTGACCGGTGCAAGTGCTGCTGAGTTATGGCAGGCCAACAACCGCATCATCGTGCCGGGCGGGCAGGGTCTGATGCCGTGGGAGTTCGCCAAGTTCTACGGCATCAACCTGCTGCTGTGGGATTCAATCGACATAATGAACGTCGCGCCCGGCATGGGTACGCTCAAGGCGTATGGTGGCAAGATGCACATGCGCAAGCTGCAGGACTTGCCGATCGATGTCGGCACCAGCATCGGCCTGTTCGATCGTCCTGTTGTACGTGACTACTGCACCAATGACCTAGAGACGACGGCTGCGCTAGGTGCTGCTATGTCGGCACAGATTAAGCTCCGTGAGGAGATGTCGCTTGAGTACGGTATCGATCTGCGCAGCAAGTCCGATCCGCAGATTGCCGAAGCGGTTATGAAGTCGCTGCTACCGTTCGAGGTTCAGATACCTGTCGTCGCTACCGGTGCACAATTTAACTACCGCCCGCCAGCATGGATGCGCTTTCAGACCGCGCAGATGCAGGATGTGTTCCGCACCATGTGTCATAGCAAGTTTGCCATCAACCCGAAAGGTGGTGTGTCACCGGGGTACGACAACTGTTATGTTGATTGGGGCAAGGATCAGGTGCGTCTCGATCCACACGGACAGTTCGTTAAAGCGCCTGCAGGCTGGCAACACAAGCTGGTTGGGCCGTATGCGATGGGTATCGGCGGGCTGCACAGTACCGAGAGTCGGCGCGCTCTGGTGGCAACACCGGGGCGGCGCATCCTTGACAGAGATGTTGCGGGCTACTATCCGAGCCTGATCATCGAAACAGGCATCTATCCGCCGCAGATCGGCGAAGTATTCTGCGGCATCTACAGCGGCTGGTACGACAGGCGCATGATAGCTAAACGTGCTGGAAACAAAAAGGTTGCAAACTCACTTAAAACCTTGGGCAATGGGGTATTTGGAAAGCTAAACAGCATATACTCAATTTTCAACGCACCGCCAGAATTGATTCAAGTGACGGTAACCGGTCAGCTTGCGCTGTTCATGTTGATTGAAGCGATGGAACTGGCAGGTATCTCCGTCGTGTCGGCGAATACTGACGGTATCGTGATGGACATCGCTGACGAGCAGTACGCGACGTACTTATCTGTCATATCGTGGTGGGAGCAACTGACTGGCTTCGAGACTGAAGAAACAGAATACCGTGCCGTGTATAGCCGTGACGTGAATAGCTACGTCGCTATCACTACGGACGGAAAACTCAAGACCAAAGGTGCCTACTCTGCGCCAGAGCCCGGCCCGTCCGGCTGGCCCAATCCGACCACTCAAGTCTGCGTCGATGCGGTCTGTGCGTACCTGCAGCATGGCACACCGATCGAGACAACCATCCTTTCCTGCACCGACGTGCGCCAGTTCGTCACGATCCGTGACGTGAAGGGTGGCGGGGTCTGGTCGAACACACAGGTCGCTGTTGATGATTGGGTGTTGCTAATCGACACCGGCACGGCACAAAACGTGTGGGCCGCAGCCGGCGATC